ATTTTACCTGAAGTAACATCTGGCATTATAAATTTAGCAGGTAAAGTTAAATTATTATTTGCATCTAATACTAATGACTTACTTGCAGGCATCGTGCAGAAAACAAATTTAGCACCAGCAGAAAAATTAACAGCACTATCACTATTAGAGCTTGATATGATTGTAGTACGAGCTAAAGTTGAGCTATCTGAAGATAGAGTACCTAAACCCACTTCAAATTCAGCATTTAGCTGAATACAGTAGTAAGTAGTGTTATTATTTCCTATACCTGCCGCAAAAGTTTCAAAACCTTGCACCGCACCAGCTAATGTTACCGTGCCTGTGCCTGTGGTCGTGGTAGTTTCTTTTACACGGTCATTGAGAACTAACGCCATGTGTCACCTCTATGCTATTCGTATGATTGCAGCAGATGAAGAGAAAGCAGGAAACTGTATGGTAAATGTGCCTGAAGTTGCTGTTTTATCAGAACCAAAATTTAAAACACATACTGCTGGATCACCAGAAGCTGTGTCGTTATAAATTAATGCACCTCTTGCTGTCAGACTTACACCTGTGAATGATAGATCCGCAAAATCAACTAACGCTGTGTCAGAAGATAATGATGTGCCACCATTTGTTAATGCACTTCCCCCTGAAGCATATTGACCGGTGGCTCCTACCTGATTATCTGTAGTAAACGATGTGGTTGATTTACCTAAAGTAGCACTACTGGTATACAGTGCTAATTTAAATGAATTTCCACCACTAGATTTAAAATTGTGTGTTCCTTCCAATAGTTCTTTTTTGAAGGAATTACATATTGCATTAGTTGTTATCGCCATTATCTTACTCCTTTGACATTCGGTGAAACTGATGGAATTGGCATCCTTGGCACTCCATCTTCATACTGACCACGCTTACGTTGACCCATTTGTTCCATCGCAAACTGTTGTACTTCTTCATTATACTTTTGTTTGTATAAAGTGTACATATCAGCAGGACCTTTCAAAAAGCTAAAGCACTCTGTAAGAACGCCGTGCAAAAGCAAACTTTCCTGATTATTTGATAAAAAAGTAGCGGTCGAACTATTGAAATGTGGTGGATCAGTTATGTAATTAAGTTGAATCGTAAAGGTCGTATTTGGCACCGGTGCGATTACTATGGTTGTATCATCCCAGTTAGCATAATATTTAGGTGTGCCTGTAGCGTCACCTGGATTAAATTCAGATATAAAACTTGTGTCTCTTTTTTCTAAAAATATACGACTGCTGCTACTAGTAATTTGCACTGACCTTAAATAAATCAAATCATCTGGCATACTTACATATCTTTGTGATGCTACTGTGGTTGATGTTTTATAAGCTCTTAAATCGTCATAATCGACCTTACCAGCTATATCAAGTTCAATGTTTCTAACGAATTGATCGATTAAGGTATCTGATAACACGTTAGAATCTACTTCTGTGTAATTTCTAACTTGCGTTAAAAAATTAGCGTGTGTGATACTCATGATACACTCACCGTTACCTCGCCTACTTGCATATTCATCTGACGACGTTTGTTTTGTTCATCTGCGCTATCTGGCACACTCTGTGAATCCGTGTCAAAACTTGCAAATAAGGCTGGGTTTAAATCAACATCTGTTGGTGCAGTTTTTAAGGGTCTTGGGTTTTGTAGGGCCTCTGCATCAGCAGAATGATGACGTCTACGAATTTGTGGATGTTTTGACTCAAACTCTGATTTATGCACAAACGAGCCATTCCATTCTTTTACCATTTCTCTGTACGGAAACTCCATACCTGATCTATCAGATATTGCTTTTGCATATTTTCCTCTAGCGTATGGCATTTAGTTCCCCTGTGGATAATAACTTTGTGGAGTGATGTACACAGATGTGCGTTGTCCATCCTCCTCCAAAGCTCGTTTCAATTCATCTTCATAAATAAGTTTATTCTGTTGAACCAAATGTGGGTTTACTTTCATAGCTAAATAATAAGCAAGTCCCGCTACCATGCATGGTATAAAACGAAACGCTACATCAGCTTGATTAGTGTAAGCTCCAACATCTTCAATTCGTTTAACACAATAAAATTTTAAATGTGTGTATGTGCTTGCATCAGGTGTTTGATACAAAGTTATGGTTGGTGTGGTTTGTCTATCGACATAATATTCTGAGGGTTGTCCAGTCGCTCCCTTGTTTGGTTTACTAGCATAATCACTCCTTGAAATTTTGGTAAGTGATATGTCTGTAGTTGAACTTGTTGTTCCACTTGATGTGCTTATGTAAGCCTCTAATACATCATTTGTCGCTGACGGTGCAGAATAAGTTGCTGTACCAGAAGTTAAAGCTTGTGTGTTCAAAGCCACTTTCCACAAATGAATACCACGATTTCCCCACTCTGAAAACAAAATATTTAAACTTCTTCGAGCAGAACGAAGATCGTTACCACTATTAGTGCGTATGGCACATCTTTCGTATGCTTCTTGAATGATATCATCAATATCTAAATCAAATGCTGTTGTGCCTGAAGTAGCCATTAAGTCTCCTAAAATACACCTTTAAAATTAGTTTTTTTCACTTGTGCACCTGTACCCTTAACTGCTATGCCTCCATCTTGAAAACTTGGTGGAACAGCTCGTCTAAAATCTTTAGGAAGATCACGTCTTCTTTGTTTTTTTACGTCATTCATATCGATGTCTTCAGGTTTTATAAAGGTATTATCCACAACTATTTTTTTGTAAGCTTCTTGTTTCTGACGCAAGTTTTCCGCTGGGTCTTTAACAGTTGCGTTTATAGTATCCAATGTTAGATTTAATATTAGTTTTCTATCATTTTCATAATCAGCCACCGCTCTTTCTGATTTTTTACCAGCATCAAATAATCTTTTAACCGGCACTCTTTTTTCTTGAAGTCGAGTGCCTCTCCTCTTTGTTTTTGTTTTCATTTTTCTAATTAAATCTGTCATAATATCTCCTACAATATTTTTGTTTTTTTCTTTCTACCTATTTTACAACCACGAGCTTGTACCATGGTGCCTTTATTAGCTTTCACCACTCCACGACCTATTAAGATATCTTTAAAGGTTACTTTGCCGTCTTTGTTTAAATCAGGAAACTTTTTCTTTTTTTTCTTTTTTTTAACAACATCTTTAGAACCGTCTTTCAAACCTTTTGCCTTTAATTTTTCTAAATCTTCTTGTAGGCCACCTTTATTTTTTTGTGTAAAATCTGGTTTTTTCTTTTTGCTTAATGATCGCATTGCAGCTTCAATATCACTTACAGAAAATCTACCACCTTCTTCTCTAGCTTTTGCAAGAACGTAAGCTTTATCAATAACTTTTTTTGAACCCACATTTTTTACTTTTACTTTCATTTGTGCATCCAAATTTTTCATTGCTTCTTCAATGTCAGTTTCTGTAAATTTATCCATAATAATCTCCTAAATATCTATTAATCCACCATAGTATTTTTTGTCTATGGTTCTTACATTCGTAGGCTTTGGTCCTACATTACCTGCCTTCCTTTTTCTGGTAACAGCAGAGCGAATTTGACTTTTACTCATTTTAGCAGCTTTGGCAGCTGGAACACATTTAGGATATTTACGTTTTGAGCCTTTTGCACTTTTACGCCCACACTTTTTATACCCACCCCCTTTTTTAGGAGCGCCTATATCAACCCAGTTTTCGCTAAACCACTTCTTTAAACTCATTACATTAAATCTTTATAATAAGCAGCGGCGGATGGATTACTCATATTCACACCATCAATATCAACATTTATAGGAGAGCCCATTACATCTCCAGACTCAACAAACGTGCCTTCTTTTGCTGGTTTAGGTCCACGAAAATCCTTACGTTTTACACCGCTTGGATCTTTAATTTTACCTGCACATACTTTACTTGCATAAGCATTCGCATACGCACTTGGGTACACATCAAACTTACGTTTTGCCGCAGCTTTACCTCTTGGGCATAGCTTTTGACCTTTCTTTTTAGCCATAATAACCTCCGGTTCTTACTAAAATATTAACAGTTTTTGTAGCCTCTATCTAGACCGACCCCTTTTTTTACGGCCGGCACAGTGTGCTTTTTCACTAAATCCCTTAGGATTTTTACAATTAATCTTTGCTTTACGTTTCTTAGACCACTTCTTTTTTTGAGGTGGGGTGTTGATTTGTTTCGACATTGAGCCTCTTGTCATTGCCACTTTGTGTACCTCACTTTACCGTTTTCATCTTTTTCTGCTAGTAAATAGTTGTGACGATTGTTTTCATGGTTTACATACGATACATGCACCCAACCAGAGTTAAGCTCCTCTGGGTCGTGAAACTCTAAAATGACTTGGTCAAATGATAAACTCTCAAAAATGTAGTCAGCTAATTCTTTGTTAGATACGCCAGGTATCTCAATGTCAGCTGCTTGACCTCTACAATGTTGTGATCTCGAGGATGAACCTATTTTTTGACTTAATTCAGGTGAACGATATCCAGATGATATAACAACAGGTTTATCAAAATAATCTCTTATTGGTTGAAGCACATGAACACAGAGTGCTTGTAAATTATCAACATAGTGTGCCTCTGGATTATTGTCTATGTTAAGTCTTTCAGCTGTTTGAGATTTAGTGAGTTCTGCTAAAGTAAAATTATTAGTTAGTCTCATTGACCTCTCCTTGCACAATAATCGTGTTTGCACCTATTTTATTTTCTAACTCTTGCAAGCGTGTTTCTAATTGTTCTCGTGTCATACCCTCTAAAGTAGAATGTTGAATTTCTTTTTTATCTATAAATAACCCTGCAAGTTGACCTGAGCGATATTCTGAGTTTATTGCAGCCGTGTACTGTCCCTTAGTTTCAGCTCCATCTCTAAGTCGTTCAAATGTTTTGTATCTACGGAGTTTATCCTTTTCATACTTTTCTGACTCTTTGGATAACATTTTTTCTAATACACGAACAATATGTGGACTTGTTTTAGGATCGAGCATTTTGCTAGCCATAACCGCTGCGCTTTTTTCATTCTTTCCATAGCCTGCTTTAATTGCAGCCTCTGTTTGTGAAATCAAACCCCAGTTTTTAACCAAGAGTTTTAAAAAAGTTTTTTGCTTGGTAGTAAGGTCTTTTTCAGTTTTTAAAGCTATAGGTTTACTTCCCATCTATAAAATGCACCATAATAAAGCAACCACTAAAATAGCAAGTGCTAAATCTTTTTTCATACATATGCTACAGTTTTGCCATTTATCTGTAATCATATCTTTGTATTTATCAAATTTTCTAAAAATTTCTGTTAACATTTCCATCTCCTTCTCGCCTGACATATGCGTTTGTTTGGTGTTTTACTACAGTTTATATTATGCATTTTAGCTTGTCCTGCACTTCTTGCACAAAATGATTTTCTCCTTTTGGCTGCTTTACTGCCAGGTTTTACTTTACCTGTTACGGCTGTTTTAAGTTTACTGCCTGGATTCATACGACGATAAGCTTTTACACCAGCTTTCGTCATACCAGCACCTTTTTCTGTTGGACGATAATTCTTTTTATTACGAGCAGGCATACCGCCGTTCTTTAAGCCGACCAACTCATTTGTATACTGTTCTACGGTAATATCCATAATTAGTCGTAGTTTTTAATAAACTCTGCAATAACTGTGTAAGTATTGCCAGAATCAGCTGCACCTGGCACGACAAAGTTTACATCACTTTGGTTTGAATTAGATGAAGTATTAGCTGGTATTCCACCAAACTCTCTGAAGTCCCAATACCCTGAATCTACCAATGTTACGATCGGTATATCACCATCTGAGTCTTCGAAGTCTAATCTAGCAAATGAATCACCACCATCACCATTAGCACAAGACCACCATATTCTTTGTGGGCTTACTGTGGTGACTGACTGTCCATTTGTGTTTGCCGCAAGAGCGGATACATCAGCAAAAACTGTTGTACCACCTGTGCCATCGGATTCGTTTACGATTTTGATAACCACTCTCTTATCGTTTTCTTGTAAGATTGTAGGTCCTGTTACTGTATCTGCCATAGTTTCCCTCCTTAATTAAGAAACAAAGTGCCTCCGAAGAGGCACCAGTTGTATTACGCATCGTAGCCTTTTAATTCAATTAATAATTTACCAGCTGTATAATCTGCATCTGTTGCATCACCAGTGGTTAAATATAAGAACTCGTCAGCAGCAGGCACAGCTGTAAAGTAAACTTTACTACCTAATGTTGCGTCTCCAGCGTTGACTAATAATGTTTCTGTTAAGTCACCGATAGCTCCATCTTCAACTCCTGTACCCTCTGTAGCAGAATGCACGTTAATATCTGGATCTCCACCAGCAGGTGCTTCAAAACACTCCATGCTGCCTGTTAAGATAGTGCCGTTTCTTGCAGCTGTGATTTGACCGATGTGACAAACTAATGATGTACCGTTAACACCAATGATATCACCAGAACCTGTTGATCTTAATCCTGTTAAATCAATTAAAATTTGTGTAGTAATAATACCACCACTTTGCATGACAGAACTTCTATAAATAGTTCCTGTTCCTGTGGTAATACCAGTGCCCGCTTCAACAGGCATAGTATTGGCATCAAAAGATGCTATACCACTAGAGTCTATGCTTGATTGTGTTGTAAAAGCACCAGTTGTTGCATTCTTACTAACGACTGTAAAGCCGCCTTCGGATCTGACTGGACCTGAAAATGTTGAATTACTCATAATTATCTCCTAAATAAAAGAATACAGTCTTTAGGTCGTCGACTATAGGCGTCTGTATTCATATTTTCTATAGTAATTTAATTATAACCAAAAAAAAGGGGGCTCGTAAGCCCCCTTCTTGTTCCCTCCAAAGAACTCTTTACGCAGCGCCTGGAGTTCCGAAGATACCTCTTGGATCCGAGAATCCAAATGAATATCTTTCTCTTGCTTTGAACCTCACGTTACCTGTATCGAAGTCACCTTCCATAGCAGTTTTGATTGGTGCTCTAACGAACTGTTTTAGTCCATTAGGTGCATCAGTCATGATGAAGAAAGCATCGGTGTCAGTTAGATAATGGTTAACTCTATAACCTTGTGGGATCATACCCATTGAAGCCATAGCGTTGATATCATTATCGGAAGTACCGACACGCTGTGGTGATTTAAGAATCCTTTCCGCTGTGAACTGAAGTTCCTTAGGAATGATTAATTTAACACCTTGTAACGCAATTTTTAGACCTCTTTCGTCAACAAATGCAGCAATGTCAATTAATGATTGCTCAATTGATGTCTCTGAAAGGTCAGATGCAGTTGATAACTCGTTACGGAATGTACCACCATTGGTTAGTGGATGGTCTGTAGCACAAAGCTCTTTTCCATCACCACCAGTGAAGCTACTGTCAAAAGCATTATTTAACACGTTCGCAGCTTTCACTTGTTTAGTGTTTGCCATGGAACGAGCTAACGCTCTTGTGTAACGACCTGCAAGCCTGTCGTATAAGTTATCTTCAATTGCTTCTTCTGTAATAGCAAAAGCCATTGCGATAGTTTCATGTGTGTACCTCGCTGTGAAAGCTTCGTTTGCTTGGTCGAATGATACGCCAGCACCCTCAGATTTTACAGGAGCCGCAGCGAAACCTGATAACATGACTTCTTCTTCGAACGCACGATCTGATGTTTCAGACGCAAAGATTTCAGCATGCTCGTTTTCATAGCGGTTGTACTCTAAGCCAAAGAGAGCATTTAAGCCAGGCTCTAACTCTTTGACCAATTGGGATCTTGATATAGCCATAGTTAAACCTCCTTAAGCTAAGCCGGCCCCTTTCTGGCCGAATATGTGGTTTTGAATTACGACTAACACATTAGTATTTGCACTAGAAACATCCGAATTATTTGGATCTCTAGAAATATCTATAGCCTTGAGTGGAAGTGTTGCAGTTGTAGCACCTGTGGTTACATCTAATTCAGCTCCAGAAATACCTGTTGTGGTGCTTCCAGATGATGTATACACAATATCAAAGTTACCAAATAAATCAGCAACTGGGAATGTGTCATCAGCTTGAATTTCGAAAATAGCCATAGGGTCATCAATTATAAACGCTTCAATGTCAGAGGCATTTGTGCTCGCCGGATAAAAATTGGAAAAAGTTTCTTTTCCAGTGGTAGGGTCTGTAAAACGACAACCATTAAAAACACCTACAATCGGAACACTTCCACCGTCAGCGTGTACTTCTACACCACCGCCGGTTACTTGAGCGACCATGTCGCCTTGGAAAATCGCTGTTCCGTAGTTTGCAGCTATTCTATAACGGTTTTGCACGTTTGTTGCAGGTCCACCAACTCGACCTACCAGACGCATACCAAAAGCAGAATCTTGGTTTGCCATAATAATAACTCCATTTAAAAATTAAACAAATGTGGTTACAAAAGCTAAAAAATTAAGACTTTCTGTTACCACCAAAAGTTACACGAGACTGTCTGTCGATATTTACAGGCATCTCTGGTCGTTGTTCCCTCAAAATGTCATTATCAACGGCGTTTACTTGGTCAACAGTAATTCCACTGAAATACTGTTTGCGTTGTTCTACAATTTCTTCAGGTATCCTTGCCAACACAAGGCCACCAACTCCGATAAGTCCCTGATACTTGCCTTCATGAATAACTGGATACTCGTGCTCACCGATTTCATTGTGTACTTCCTCTGCTCTAACAAACTCCCATCCTTCTCGAAGTTTTTTAGAAACATTAGCTGTATCAATAAATCCAGCACTTTCTACCCTAATCCACCTGTGACAAAATCCTTTTGGTGCAGGGGGTGCATCTAAACTTGATGGAGGAGCCCAAGGCTTATTACGAGTTTCAACTCTGGTTTCTTGAGTCCTGCGTGAGGTTTTTTTCTTTACATCATCTGTCATATCGTTACTCCTTCACGAATTTAGCGTATTCTTCTAGTGGCACCCCTAATTTTTTAGCTATCGCTACTTGTGAACGGGTGAGTTTCACGGTTTTGCGTCCTTGCTGTTTACGCCCCGCTGAGGCAACAGTTTGAACGGGTTTACTTTCTTCTACCTTTTCGGTAGATGCAAACTTATGTGGAAAATATTCCTTAAGTCTGGTATCTACTTCATTGTAGTATTCGTCTGACTCGGAGTCAAACCCCTCCTTAACAAGTTCGTTATGAATTGCAAAGGCAGCATTAGTCATCACTTCGTCAGCACCAAACCAAGTATTTTTTTCAGCCCAATCTTTGGCTTTAGCACTTGGCTCTTTTGTAGTATCTGTTGAGGTTTGTTCAGCAGTTTCTGGTGCTTTTTCTGTTTCAGTTTTATCTGTTTCCAGTTCAGTTAGGCGTATTCTAGCTTTTTCCTTCTCTACAGCTAATCTGGTTAATTCGTCATTAGCTTCAACAATTTTTGCCGAATCATTTTGTTCAATTGCATCTTGTAACTTTATTTTGACTTGCTCCCTTTGAGCATCAACTCTTGCGTCAAATTCTTTAAGATAACTCTCATCAGAACTTAATGATGTTTTCTTTATGTCATCGTATTTTTCTTGTAGACCTTTAGCGTAGTCAAGAGCGGCTTTTTCTCTACGCTCTGCTTCCCTCATTTTGCGAGTCAGTTTATCAATACGCTTTTGAGTTTTTTCTGATATATCTTGTAAGTTATCTTTTGGTTTTTCTTCAGCTTCTGGTTCAGCACTTGCTTCCTCAGTCTTTTCCATGGGATCTTTATAACCAAGATCAACTTCACCAACTGCGTCTTTCACAGACTCCTCAGGTGCTTCTTGTTTATCTTCGACTTCTAGATTTTCTTCTTGAACATCATCTAAATCTAATTCTACTTCCTGTTGTACTTCTGACATATTTTACTCCTAAAATAGTGCGAGGATATCCTCGGGTTTTGCAATAGTTCCTATAATCTCATCGTCGTTGATAATTCTATGTTCACCAAATTTAGTTTGAAAACGAGCTCCTGCATATCTGCCATAGATAATAAATTGTCCCTCTTTACACCAAGGACCATTTGGAAATTTGTCTTTATCTTGATAACAAAGATCTCCCATTTTCACAACTAAACCCACCACAGTTGTCATCTCCATGGTCTCCAAAGTTTTTTCAGAAAACGCTATACCACCTTTTGATTTTTTAGGACCAGTATACGGTCTAATTAACATGCGATAGCCCACTGGGTTGGGTATCATGTCTAAATATTCTTTGGTTTGTTCGGGGCCTTTGGGAATGATGATGTCATCATCATCGTGTTTTTTATCCTCTTCCTGAAGATAATCTGGTTTAATAACTTTATTCAAGTTTTACTCCTCTTCTTTATGCAGGTCTTTTAAATCCTGTAGCAACAGCTCTAAGCCGTTGAGCTTACCCTTAGCAAAAGCTAAGTTTTCTACATCTTTAACGTTATATACTATATGGTCCTTAGTGTTGTCAATCTCTTTTTGAATTAATTTTTGCATTGCAAGAATGGTATCTACATCATACATTAACGAGTTCCTATAAATTTTTGCCCTTTAACTTGAATATTGCTAATACCTTTGATCGGACTTTTGCTACCGTTTTCACGAAACGGACAACCACCATTTTTTAAACCTTGTGGGTTAGGTCCTCGTTTAGGTGGCACTGTTTTGGTAAGTCCACCTCCTCTTTTACTTTTCATATTTCTAGCCACTCCTATCTCGTCTGATAATTGTCTTGATATAGCATCTGCGTCTTTTTGACTACCGGCAACCCTATAATTACCTGTTTTAAATGCCTCTTTCATAGGATTTTTTATTTGCATGAGTCTAGTGCCTCTTTTTGTTTTTTTCATTTTTAATGTCGGCACCACATAATTTTTGCCATCCATTTCATAACTTTCAGTAAGAACAGTATGTTTACCTCTGTAGGTCGGGGTTGTTTTATCCATGGCTCTTTTTTCAAATTTTTTTAAATCTCTTTGTGCCATTATTTACCTCCGGTAACTTTTTTGGCAGCGATGTCTAATTTTTCATCAGCGACACGAATACGTTCTTTAGCTTGTGCGTTGGCATCATCACGCTCCATTTGTTCCAAATTCATGCGTTCCATAAATTCTTGACGCTTACGAATTTCTTCAACATTAAATTCTTCACCTCTGCGTTGCATATCCATCGCTCTTAAATCCAACTCTTGTTGTTTCAATGCCACCAACGGGTCTTTTTGTTGCGTCATCGTTTCTTCATTGACCAGTTCTTCCGTCAAAGCTTGAATACGATCAGCGACCATAGACTCTAAGATAATTTGAAACTGCTCTGGTCTCTCTTCTTGCAAGGCTAACACATTATCAGGGTCTTTTTTATTTAACATATCGAGCACTTGAGCTCTTGCTTTCAAACTTATGTGTTCACTGATGTGTGCTTGTAACAACGCATACACCATAGGATTAATTTGCACCATACGAGAACGGATAAAAGCAATATGTGACAACACATGAGCGTCATGGTTTTGAGTTGCAAAGGCTTTTGGCACTTTCATTTGTAATGCTTCCATGTTTTCTATCGCTGGGTCTTTTGGACCCTTATATGGCTTGGGTTTTAAAATTGAATTGATATCTTTGGTGCCCAAGGCCTGATAAACACGACGATAAGCCTCATGAACGTCATGCATTTGTGGATTAGATTGAGCAATTTGTAATTGAGTCTGTGCTAAAGTCACTCTTTGTGCCATCGAGAAGATATTTGGGTCAGCGACCGGTATCACATCCACTTCTGGTGAAAAATCCAACAATTTTATCATACGATTACCACCATAAACCGCATATGGGTACACAGGTGGTAAATAAGTGGCAAAAACATCGGCCAAAAGTCTAAATTCTTGTCTCATTCCGTAGTAAAGACGCTTATGTATCGCACTCATGACCCGTGAACCACGTTCCATGAGGGCAACCGTCGTGCCTACGGCTCTATTTTTCTGATCTTCACCAATTTGCATGTCGGCAATCGCTGCAAAACGCTGTCCTGCTTGCACCACAAAGCCTAAAAGTTGAAAAAGTGTCGCCGATGGCTCTTTAAACGGTAAAATTTGGAACTGATCCTTGATATTGCCACCTGGTGCGTCCACATCACGGAACTCACCGGGCTGAAACGGTTGGTCATCGTCTCGAATTCGCATACCTCTGGACTTAAAACCAGCAGGTAAGTTAGATAAGGTCCCTGCATCGAGTAATTGACGCAACGCAGCAGTGGCAGTTTTACTCAAACCACCAATCATGTGAATTAAACCAAAGCCATAGAACCCTAAACCGGGTAAAAATTTGTAATGCACAAAATAATCTTTGCGTCTTTGCTTTTTATCACGCATACCGAAGTTACGATAGATGGATAAAATCTCCCCAGAGCCTTCGTCAATGGTTACAATAAAAGGTACCTTGACATTTTTTTCGTCATTGTCGACTTCAAACTCTTCTAAGTCTAAGTCCACATGCATTTCTAAAATATTAAACTGATAATCCGATTGTTCTTGGTTCGAGAGCCCTTCTAACTGGTCATACTTATCTTGCACATCGTTGTCTTCACTGCGAGACGGTAAAATATCCACATCACGATAAAAACCAGAACGCTGTTTTTTCAACACATCGTTCTCAGACATCTTAAGGACATGCGTAATACGTTCACAATCTTTTAAGTCGGTTGCATAGTAAGGCACCACTAAATCTTCCGCAGGTACAAACTTACTCACCGCTCTATCTAAGAGCTCATCATAATAAACTTTTTTAAAGGCAGAGCCGGCCAGTGGTAAATAAAAGAGCATCTGGTCAAACTCAGGCGTATACTCTTCCATACGCTCCATGATCATGTAGTTCATAAACTCTTGCACACGATCTGCTTGTTGCTCACGTTCTTCACTGACTTCACCCACGACTTGAGTTCGCACGGGTCCGTCGCTTGGTAATAATTCTTTATAGGCTTGACTTTGAAACTGAGTGACTGCCTCGGCTAACAGAGGATGCGTGACACTACTGGCACCTTGAAAGGGTCTACTTTCACTGTCATATTTAAATCCAAGTAAGTCCAACCCATTGGTGTAGGACTTTTCCCAGTCAGAGCGGCTTTCACGATCACGCTTGTAATCTGCCATCAACTCAATGGCGAGCCTTTGTAAGATACGCTCATCCATGGTCTCTGCTAAGTTTTGAAAAAAGTCGACCGCTGCACTTTGCTCTTCGGTCATTTGTACTTTATCCGTTGCCTCGGGTGGTGTTTCTACCTCCACTTCGGGAGCTTCAACATCTTGCATGTTCTCAGGCGTTACTTCAGGTTCACGCTCTTGTTCTAGATTTTCATTTTCTGCCATAGGTCACACCTTAATAATAATTATAAGTCTTGCGAACACTTTCTTCATTATCCACATAATCTGAGTATAACTCAACAAAGTTGCCTTGTCTGTATCTTAGTATCGCTTGCGTGGTCGAATCCACATAGTCGTCATTCGCCCCATTCGGAAACGCCGCACATTCATCAATCACATCTTCGGCAAACTTTTCTCCATAAGGATACCACACCGCACCACTTTCAAATACAGGGGCACAACTATTCACTCGGGTGTGTTTGTCGTTGCCCTTGGTCGGTGTAAACGGCACCACGGGTATACCCATTCTTCTAAACTCTTGCGTGAGCGGTTCACCACTGGCTTTTTGCTCAATGATAATCGTTTCCGGTTCCCAATATTTATTGGCATCGAGTGCTACAGCTTTGAGTTCTGGAAAGTCAAACTTGCCCCGAATGGCATCCAACAAAATAATATTCGGTGCACCTCCCTCTTCAGGAAAGAATACTCCCCAAGTGGTGATGGCGCTGTAGTCTGCGGTTTCTTTTTTCGAAAAGGCCGTATCGTAACTTTGAATGACATGTTGTAAATTAGGTAAATGCGGACTCTCCCACGGTTGCCACCACTCTCGCTTGAGTATCGCACCTTCTTCTGAAGTTGGGTTTTGCATGTACTGTGCTGACCAGTTTCGTATTGGAATACTGGCTTTAATCTTTTCGAGTTCTTCTAGTTCCCAATACTCAGGCCATACCGGGTTCCCTGATTCGAGAATCGCTGGAAAAGATACTTGTTTCCAAGTGTCGGCTTTGGGTTCCGTTTGAGCCTTCAAAAGTCTGCCTGTTAAATCGTCCTCGGCCCATCGGGTCATGACCACTAGGATCGAACCACCTGGTTGTAAACGCTGTCTGGGTCCTGAAGTATACCACTCATAAGCACGCTCCATGGCGCTGTCGGACATGGAGTCTTGTTCCGTGTGCGGGTCATCAATAATCAGTAAATCCGCACCACGACCCGTAATCGATGCTCCCACACCCGCCGCATAATACTCACCGCCTTGATTTGTTTCCCAGCGACCTTTGGCCTTGGAGTCCTCACGCAACTTCACGTCACCAAAGATTTGTTTGTATTCGGGTGAGTCAATGATATTACGAACTTTAGCCCCGAACCTTGCGGCCAACTCGGTATTGTGAGACACCTGCATGATTTTTAATTTTGGATACTTGCCAATGATCCATGCGGGGTAGTAAACCGAAGCAAACTCAGATTTAGTATGTCTTGGCGGCATGTTGATAATGAGCCTTCCTTTTCTTTGGTCAGCGATATCAGTAAACTCTTTAGCGATAATCTGATGATGTCCCCAGTTCTCTGGATTTTTAGATTTTCTACAAACAAAATCGGGCCAGACTTCTTGCACAAAATATAAAAAATGGTCCTGACAAAGTTTAATATGCTTTATCCAAAGTCTTTCGACTTCGAGCCTCATCTGTTCTGTTGTCATCAATTCTGTCTTCATGAGCCTTCTATTATAATTATTACTAGAATTATTTCCACCAAACTACGGATATGCAATAGGCACAGTTTACGTTTTATATAAAGATGTTAAATTTTTTTTATTAAATTATATTATTTAATTAATTTTTTAATTTTATTTTGAAAATGAGCCTTGAAAAAAGACAAAAAAAGAGCCGTTAAAAAACGGCTCAAAGTCCTAAGAAAAATTATTATTTTACATCATGCTTTAATATTTTTTTAATTGGCTTAGTTACATAATATTTTTGATAAACTTCAGGCATTTCTTCTTTTATAGCTTTTTCATCTAATCTAGAAAAAGTGCTATCAGTTACCTTGCATTGATTTTCTACAAAAATATTGGCGTATGCCTTTGAATATTTTTTAAGCTCATCTGCTCTTTTATTCATGAGTAAAGTATATTTATCCACTTTATTTTTAGCTTTTCGCCACTCAACGGCGACAGCTTCAATCTCATCTTTTTTAATTAATGCAACATCATTTTTTTTCATTTTAATCACCTCGTTGTTATTTAAAGTATATTAAATATATCAGCTTTTTATATACATGTAAAGAATTTATTATAAATAATTTATATTTATAATATAATTATATAAGCATTTTCTAATTTACGGTTCCGAAGATCTATTTGTGATCAGGATAAAAAAAGCCCTCTACCTGGAGGGCTTTTTGAGTAAATTTTAGATCTAAAATTTAAAATCTTTTATGTTTACTTATACATTTATCTAATAAATTTGCGTATGTGTCTAATTCAGGGAAATGCTCCAATATTTGTAGAGTTACTCTCTCAATCATATAATGCTCATTATGTAAAATTCTACTATGTATTGGAATTTTAACATCTTCTAAATCATACTTATGTTTTTTTAAATCCTTCTCAATGATATCAATTTCTAGCGTCCTGTTTAAATCATGCCTTATAGAAATTTCATTTAAGAGTTTTAAATCTTGCCAATATATAACATCTATTACCTTTGTATCTTTTTTTATAGTTGAAAACATTTGTTTCACCTCTCTTTGTTAATTGAAATCTTTATTATAATAACATATATATTAATCATTGCAAATGCTTTTATTATCATTTATACTAGTATTACTTTTAATAAATAGGAGGTTTTAAAAATGACAATAGAAACTTTATCATTCCATAAGGAATTAGATATTACAGAAAATATGGACGCTAGAAAAAATGGGATTGAAATACAAAATCCATTTTCAGGCGTTACATCAATCATGACACCTGAAGAAGAGGCCGTTTATTCTTTTATCATGGGCGTTAATATGGTTAATCCAAATCCTGAAAGTTTTTTATGGGAAAGGGTGCAAGAGGGCTTAGATTGGTTTCGAAAAAATAATCCACAAGTCTATATGGAGCAATTAGATTAACTTTAACAGGGGCTAGCAATAGCCCCCTTTTTTTAGGAGGTTTTAAAAATGAGTGATAGAGATAATTATAAAACGGAGCTAGAACAGAAAGGATGCACCAAAAAAGAAATAGAGGGCCATTTAAAAATATATGATAGGAACGCCGTAGATTTTACTAAAGCAATTAATACGGATGTTCTAGACAATATGAATGTTAAAGACCTTGAAGCTATTGCCAATATTTTAGGGAAAATTAAATATTGACAATTTAAAAAATAAAGCGTCATAATGGTTTTATTTCATTAGGTATGTAATACCTTACCTCGAGGGGACACATCCCCAATTTTATCCACGCTTCGGCGTGGATTTTTTTTGATATGATTAAGACAAAAAAAGCCCCTTGAATAAGGGGCTTTTTATAAGTGGATTAAAATTTAGATTTCGTCTTCGTCGTCTTCGTCGGGGTCAAAAAAGACAATTTCTAATTTTGCAATTCTAACACCAAAAGGACCATAATCACGATAATGTGCTAATACATCGTAGCTTCCGTCTCCCACACCACTTTCGGACACCACAGCTAATCCACCCCCAATCTCACCACCTTTTTTAGGGTTATAACATGTTTGATGACAAGCTCCATTATAGGAATAGCTTTTATCAAGATTATGCTTGTTAACTTTCTTTTGGTAATCAAAATCATTATTCTCATATGTTTTTAAATAGCACGGGTCACCTATCATTACTTGACCTGAGTCCACACCAAAAGTGCCTAATTTTTTAATATCGCCGTCTTTCATAATTACCTCATTTGTTGTTAAAAGTACCCCTATATTATCATATAAATGATTTATTGCAAATACTTTTATATTTGCTATACTAAAGAAACTTAAACAACAACAGAGGTATTTATGGCTAAAGATTTACATTTAAAATTAGATAAAAATGGTAATTTGACAATAAAAATGAAATTAAGAAAAGTAACCACAGAGGACGGATACATCTTCTATGAGCAACCTAATGGCACTTTTACAGACGGACAAGACGGTCAAATTGATTTAATCTTTAATAGTGAAGCCGATATCTTTAATGATAATATCGGCATTCAAAAAGTAGAATTTTATGAGGGGGAAGAAAATGTTAGCTAAAATAATACTAGCTCTAAAACTATCGTTATTATTATTAATTCCAAGCGTAATTATACTGTTCGGGTTTTTGATTTTAATAACTAAATGATATATAATATTAATTTAACAACTAGGAGAAAAAAATGAGTGAAGAAAAAAGATTAACAATGCACCAATTAGAAAAAGACTTCTTAGAAGATCTTGAAGAATGTAAAACCGAAATCCTGGAAGCTACCTATCCTGAGGACTCTGTCCACGAAAGAGCCGATAGTTGGGTTCCGGTTTATAATTATAATCGCCTGCAACTAGCGTGTGATGATCTTTGGCTTGGTTACCCTTCAGAAGGTGGACTGACTCAAGACTGCGACAATGCTTATGACATTATTGGCTATAACATATATGAGCATTTATTGAATATTGGTCATGAATGGTTGAAACACGCACGAAAAGAAGCAGTATAAAAATACCTCTTGTTGTTGGAAGTGAACCTGAACAAGTTCTAAAAAGGTTCATTTGGTAACATTGACCTCGCAATAATGCGAGGTCTTTTTTTATGTTCTAGGTAAAAGATGATATGATCATAATGATATGATTATGATGATATGATTATGGTCAGATATGGTTCAGTAATATGGTTTCAAGTATGGTTTCGTATTGTTTCCTGGTGCATGGTTCAGGTAATGGGTATGATTGCACTTGTTTTATGGTTCTTGGCTCATGGACTTCTAGAATTTCGAGCATGTTCAACGGCTCATGGTGATTGAGAATAAAAGAATAACCACCAGAATTTTTATGGTTTAAATGCCAGTTGATTTGATATTTAGAAATGCCTTTATTCTTAACCTTTGATGCCTTTAACTCCACCCAAAATGAGTGTCCGTCAATACAACCAAAAACATCAGGAATTCCGTTAATTGTAGAGCTTTCTAGACGAAAAAAATGCCAATTTTGGTGTCTCTTTTGCACCTCATTAATCATTTTCCACATTTTTTGCTCGTTTATTAACATTTTTAAGGTAAAATATAACATATTTATCATTTTTTTTAGTGAAAATTAATGGAACAGAAAATAAATAAAGACGGAAAATTAGAAATATCAATTTTTGATATAGTTGACAAAAATTGTGAAGACAAATTTTTTTATTTTTACTTAGCACTTGATAGAAATGTTAAAAAAATGATTGAAAACGCATTTATCAAAGCGTACACACAAAAATTATTGCAAAGAGATGAGCCAAATATTATTCATAAAGAAGAAAATGGGATCACACACATAGAAATACACCCTAACGACATTTTAACAAACATAGAAATTATAAAACGGATTATTTTACAGGAGTTGCAAAATGAAGACCAAAACCAAGAAGAATAAAGGTAGTATTGATAACGATAAAATGTTTATTGTGTGCTGGAAAGACCACACAGCAAATGCCTCTTGGGTTGATGATATTTCCACAGAAAAATATACCACATGTTGGTCAGTTGGTTGGTTGAAAGCAGAAGATGATGAAGTCATTAAATTAGTAGATACTTATACAGATGACAATACAGTTGGTGGCGTCATGGTAATACTAAAATCCTGCATCACAGAGATGTACGAAATTGAAATCAAAAATTAACCCCAAAATCCTATAAAGCACTTACTTAGAACAAAAAAAAATAAAAAAATAATGTATTTTTTTAGTCGGAAATTGATATTTTCCTGTATTTTAGGATAAATTCCTAAAATTTTCCCAATAAAAAAGCTCTAAAACCCTATTCTTATGCTATTTTTCCTACTTTCCTAAAATATTTGTCTATATTCAAAGTGTTTTTAAAAAAATATTTGTAAGGAGGTGCATAGTGGTAATTTGACTTGATAATGATACTAAAATGATTTATCATACCTAAACATATACAACACAGGAGATAAAAAATGCAACTTGAAGATATGATAATTAAATACGAGCCACATGGGTGCGAATATACAATGGAAGATAATTGTCTACTTACTAGACATGATGATAGTGAAGAATGGATTGAAGTAATGTTAGAACATTGTATTGCAGAGGGTGAAAATCATTACGAGGTTTATAAACTTTTTGGCAAAGAAAAGTGGTATGTAGATTTTCTTTTTTATTATGCCCATAAAGTAGAAATTTGTGAGAATTTATTGCAAAAAACAAATGAGGAGATAAAAAATGGACAATGATGAATGGTATCAACTTACAGATGAAAGAATTTTATATTGGAGAGACAGCGACCAAATTGATAAATTTGTAACCGAAAATGAATATGGGTGCGAGTGGACTGAAGACGGTGGCTACGACAATGATTACAGGGTTCATTACTTTATGGACTTCTTATTAGAAGAATTCAACCTTGATATTGAAGACTTACGCAAGATTGCCAAATTAAAAGAAGGTGAGTCAGTCAAAATTTATGGTTGTGCAGATTATTTTACCGTAACCAACAATGGCACATAGGAGAAAAAAAATGGAACTAAATAAAAGAGAAATAGCAATATTGGTTGACTTACTAGCCAAGATTAATGTTTCAGACTCAATTATAGTGGACTCAATTAATGATAACCCAGAAAACTACGGTGGAGTCAAAGTAGATGTGAACGATTTTGATACATTTATGAAAAAATTAGATGTAGCAAAAATACTATTTTTTAACAGTAACTAAAACTAGGAGGGCGATATGCCAAATTGGTGTGAAAATCATGGGTCAATAACTCACAAAGACCCAAAGAAAATAAAAGAGTTAGTAAAGGCGATAGAGGAAGAAAAATTTTGTCATCATGTAATCCCATTGCCAAAGAGTAAAGAAGTTAAGGGTTGGTATGATTGGTGTATTGAGCATTGGTCAACCAAATGGGACATTTGTCATGCAGAAGTTGAAGTTGAGGACGAAAATACTCTAAATTTCTGGTTTGATACGGCTTGGTCGCCACCAGAAAATGTTTTCAATGAGTTAATTTCACAAGGTTATGAAGTTAAATTAGCTTACTTTGAACTTGGTATGGATTATTGTGGTGTTCTAACCAATAAAAATCATGAATGCATAGAAGGTGTTTTTTCGAACACAAAAAATAAAACTTTGCCAAAATGGGCTATTGATGAATTTGATTTTGAAGAGAGATTATGGTGAAGAAATGTTATCCGAGGTCAGTTAAGGACAAATCATGGACTTTGTAATATTTGGCTTCACTGATAACTTTGTACTTATTCTAGGTATGTACTTCTCATATACCAGTGTGGAGTTTTATCTAGATAAGTACCTCAAAAGTTATGAACGCAACGCAAGTAATCAACTCATGTTGGCATGTGTCAGTGCTGGTTTAGGTAATACCTTTTCAGATGCACTGGGTTTTCTAGTTACAGGAAACTTTACTTGGACGGCACTTACCATTGTGGGTTGTCTACTTGGCATGATAATTATTCCAATAATGGAAAAAATTAAAAACTAGGAGAAAAATGATGAATAAAATACCTGAACTAGCATGGCACAAACTACACCGATTTGAAGAACTTGATGATGAAATGAAACAAGCAATCATTAGATTGGTAAATTATCTAGCAATACATAAGCATGGAGAAGATGAAATGATTGTGCCTATGTTAAAGCAAATTGATTATTTACTTAATCCAAAGCAAACATTAAATTAATAAATTTCGTTTTCTTGTTGTCCCATGAGCCGTGCGACTTCCATATCTGTATCACGGTAAGTGCAAAAACGACTAATGAGTTCTAAGATATGAGCATTACCCTCAAAAAACTCGCCATTGACACGGTACGCACGATACAAATAATGCAGTGCCGTTTCATTGACTCGTTTCGTTTCTTCACGCAACCCCAGTAAATACATATTAGTTTGTTCATAGACTAAGCCTTGAATTCGGTTCCAGACATCAGTTGACCGACCAATTTTTATTTCACCCTTGCCGTTCATCATAAAATAAACATAACGAGGCAACCTGTGAATTTCAAATAAGTCATCATAATTTTTTCCTCCCTCAATACATTCTTTATGAATTTCAGTGGCACGAATACGAGCTTCTTCCACCGTCATGTGAGGGAAGTAACCAAAAACTCGTGTTTTATGAACTTTGTCTTTACGATAATCGTAACCAAATGAATGTTTGCCTTTGCGTGAATAATTAGCCAATAAACAACGCACTTCAGTATCACGCACATAAAATGATCGCCGACCTGCCATATTGACTTTCCAGGATATTAAAAATTCTTCACTTAATTTGACTGATTTGTCTTTTGAACTTGATCTTTTTTTAGCCATAAACCGTACAAAAGTTTAGTTGTCTTTAAAATACCAACATATGAGTAATTGTCAAACCTTTTATGGTATGGTACATTCCACTTGAGAAAGAAATTTTTTCATTTTTGTTTCTTCTCGTTGTTGTTAAAAGTATGCCTCCAGCTATCCTAGTGGCTGGGGGTTTTAACAATCCTTTTCATTCCATATAGCATGGTTGACAAGCTAATTAGCATTAATTTTTTTAGGAGAACGGCTATGAAAAATTGGTTAGCTAAAATCAATGCCTATCACAATGTCCAAGTCAGGGTTTATCGTGGTATTCGCATAGATAAATAAACGTTAAATATTTAATTTGACTATCATTATATAAAATGATACATTTTAAAAGCGTGGGGATCAGGCTTATAATCTCCCTGCTATGTAGTTTAATAGCTTGATCCCTTTTTTTACAACACAAATAGGAGAAAAATGATGTCAAATGAAAATAATCAGAGATTTTTAGAAAGAGCGTATGAAGATGCGTTGGATGAAGGATACACCGAAGAACAGGCACAGATAATTGCAAAAACAAGATTTGATCTTGAGTTAGATATTATGGATGACTCTTCGTATCAAGAAGAGGATGAGTAAATTTTAAAGGAGGCAAGAGTAAATGAAGTTAGCAGAAAATAAAGAAAGTACAAAATGGACTACCATGGCTATTCGTAAAAACACCTACGACCGTTTAGGTTTAATGGCAAATTATGAACACAGAACTGTTGGAGAAATGGTTGCTGTCATGTTGCGTGGTTACTATGAATTAATAGCTAAGGATATGAACATGACGACAAAGGAACTAGTAGAGTTTTTAAATAAATATGAAAGAGACTAACATGAGCAAAAAAAATGAAGACGATGATGTATTTAAACTCATGAAAATGGTGCATTTTTATGAGGCTTTTATGTTCTATTTTTTCTTAAATGAAACTTATGGGAAAAATAAAGATACCGATGCAAGAACTGTGGTACTAAAAGCAATAGAATTTGGGGAGAAAGTGATTGGCAAATCAATTGATGACTTATATCAGGAGCAGGACATAGTAAGTAAACCTGATTTTTTTGAAAAAGTTGACCAAACATTTTTTGACTCAAATAAAAAAGACGGTGAAGTAGTTCACTAAATTTTAATTAAATGCCCTAAGGAGGGGCAATATTATGAATAAAAATACTTTTTACGATAATGATAGACAACAAATAGAAAATGTTGAAGAGTACAGTCAATATGTTGATAAAATTGTTGACACAAAATCAGTAAGTTTTTTTATTAAGTGTGCTCCAAGTGACGTTCAAAAACTTGTTATGGAACTTTTACAGGTGCCAGGCATGTCATTTGATGAGGTCATTGATGTTTTTGAGTTCAAAAGCATTAAAAAAACTGCAAAAAATATAGGGGGAAGTGATAATGTCCCATTCTAAACCTAAACCTAAATCTAAAAATAATGTAACGAGCTTAGACCGAAAAATTAATACAGATAGTATTTTAGAAACGACTGATTATGAGCTTTTTAAATTTATAGACTGCAATAGGTCAATCAACAAAGCACATGTGGATAAAATAGTAAAATCCATGCAAATAAAACTCTTAGATGATCCCATTGTGGTCAATCAACACATGGAGATTGTGGACGGTCAGCATAGGTTTTATGCTTTAAGAAAGTTGGAGCTGCCAATTAGGTATCGTTTTGACCCCAACAGGACTGATGCAGACATTCGTACTACGAACAATGTTAAAAGAGGTTGGTCTTTCAAAGACTATTTAGCTTCTTTTATTATTGATGAGAAAGGCAAGGGCAGAAGTTACGCTGGTCCATATACCACATTAGACTGGTTTAAGGAAACTTATAATCTGCCTATGCAAATTTGTATTATGTTATTAGCTGGTAGTGCAGGAACGTCGGGTTTACACAATTTTAGGGTGGGTAAGTTAAAAATTGCTAATTTAGAGTTAGCGAAAAAAAGAGCTAAGATTTTATGTGAACTCTCAAAACTTGATAAATTTACGGCCAGAGTACAATTTATGAAGGCCATGATATTTCTCATGAAACATAGAGATTTTGACATAAAGCGATTTTTAAAAGTTTTGGAAACTAAAAGCAACTCTTTGAAAGGACAAGCTAGTAGAGATGATTACATTGACAACATTGTAAAAGTTTACAATAAAGGCTATTGTCGAGATAAGTGGTTCAGAGTTGAGAGTTATAAAGCTGACAACGATGAGGTGGCCGATGACCTCAACAAGTAGGCGCTACATAGTCTGCAAACATTGTAATGGTAACGGCTTTTTTTATGAGAAAAAGCCAACCAATGTTTTAAATTTTAGATTAAACGAACCTGACATTATTAGCATGGACACTATTGCAATCAAATGTGACCACTGTAACGGCAGTGGTCATGTGGGTTCTTATTTATTTGACAAACAAAAATAAAAGTCAAGTCTTGTCTCACACTTTAAACCATGCATACAATAGTGCATGGCTACAAAAAAATCAATTTGGGAAGAACTGTTCGGAAAAGAAAACGGCTTATTCATATCTGAGTTAGTTGACCCTGAGTCGTTGTCCGGTATGGAGCGATGCTATATGATGGACAACATTCACCGTGATTACTGCTTTTACAAAGACCAAAAATATGATACATATGTCATTCAATTGTACGAGGATACACTTTCCTATCTAGTGAAAGAATATGGACATTGAATATGACCGAAGCGATCAAGGATGATTTAGTTCGTTATGAAATAGCCCACGAGGCCTTATCCGAGTCTGCATTATTACCTGAAGAAAGACTGTGGCGTTCAGTCATTTGCAACGCTTTAGATGATACCCACATTAATTACAGTGACCGTAAAAGCTCTATCGCTAAACTCAAAGCACACAATTGGATAATCAGCAATTGCCAGGACTTTCAAAATGTATGCTATTGGGCTGAATTAGACCCTGAAGTTGTTTTATCACATTACAAAAATTTAGTAAAAAGGCGAGTCATTAAGTTTTATGATAAACAAATACTATGGTATCAGTATGACTTGTTTTATAAAACTCTTGAGAAAACACAAGACGAACAAGAAAAAAAGAAACTGCGCCGTAAGGTTAAAAAGATGCGTGAGTTTATTTGTGATAATCCAAGTATTTTACTGTCTACTATCTTCTTGAGTGTTCTGAGCTGATACAATGGCATTACCAATAAACCATGCTATCTGTGGCACAATGGCGTTACCTAATCCTTTAATCCGTCCGACTCGACCTTTGTCCAGTTCATAGGAAATCCCATCAGGAACTCCACAAAGTTCGGATTGAGTTTGCCACCAGTTTTCTTGTCCTCTCGCATCATCATAGTCGGTAGACTGTCCGAGTTGCGACTCATCGACGCTGGACTTAACGTTGAATCTTTGTAATCCCTCGCTGCTGGTGTCGGATACATCTTCTCCATATGATGTAGTGCATCTTTCAGCTTCACGCCATACCTCACGCCTTTCTTGTTCTTCCTGGAGAAACTGCCATTGTGGAGTTCTACATTCTTCACCACTCCCCCTTCCAAATCGCAGGCTCTCGGTGTCGGATACATTCTTGGTGTCCACTCTACGCTGTGTAAGGTGGTCATCACTTTGTCGTACTTTATCTGTTTTAGATGTGGTTTGATTTTCTCCCAATCCTCTGGACTTGGATGACTGAAATGCTTGTCCTTCCTGAACCAATGTTCGGTGGTGGTCTTTTTGATACCCGTGAGTTTTGCTATCTTGGTCGCACTGGTTTGGCTTTTCAGATACTTTATGAACTCCTCTTGAGGTGGTAAATCCTTGCGTGTTACCATTTCGTGGTTTTGATATTTTTTCAGTAACTCTGGATTCTGCCTTATTTCTTCTATCATCATTTGGTCTGCAAGAGTTATCTGTACATGTTCCCCTGATGCTCGCATTGTTTTGCCTTGTAGCAATTTGGTTGCGTGTTTTAAAGTATCCTCCTTCACATCCATCGTTGTCGGTGTACGATACATTTTCATGGTTGCTGGGTCTACTTGCTCCCTCAAATTGCTCGGCTTGGTTCTGCCCTTGCGATGTCCCTCTTGCAGTTTCTTGGTGCTTTCTGGACTTCTTGGTGGCAAGTGATCCATTGTGTTCGGAGTAGCCAATAATCCAGAGTCTTTCCCTTTTGTGCCATGCACCAACGGATGAAGCTGGAATAATAAATGTCCTTGTGTCGTAACCTTCACTCTCCAAGTCCTCGAGTACGGTGTCAAGACCGAGTTTAATGTGTCCACTAACGTTTTCTCCAACAAACCAAGTGGGCCTACACTCTTGGACAAGTCTAAAAGTGTCTGGCCAGAGGTGTCTTGGATCTTCTTCGCCTTTTTGTTTGCCTGCAACACTAAAAGGTTGGCAGGGGTAGGAACAAGTGAGGATGTCAATGCCATCAACTCCTGTTCTTTCTTTGATGTCTTCATAAGTTAACTCCTTCAAGTCATTAAAGATTGGAACACCAGGAAAGTTTTTTTGCAACACTTGTCTTGGGTATTTATCTATCTCACAGAAAGCTACAGTGTTGATACCTAGCTCACGAAAGGCTATTGCCCAACCACCAATACCTGAGCACATGTCTAAGTGGTTAATTGCCACACATTCCCTCACACTCGTCCATAAAATCAAATTTAAACTGATCGTCACTTTTTTTAAAGTCTACTTTGTCAATAGGTTGACAGCTATTATGTAAATACATCGTGCTTTTCATTTTATTCGTATTACCAGTTTTCGTAAAAAATTTACTCGTATTTCTAATCATATAATCTATTTTAACTACTTCCTCCCACTCCTTTTTGTTCTCTTTTACTTTTACCCACTCTTCATCTGAATGATAAGGACAAAAAGTACAAGCACTTCTTGGAGGCTCAGGATAATTATTTTTTTTCATCCATTCTAAACACTGTAACCTTGATATATCTTTTTCAACAAGTGGGTAAAGATTAGTTATATACTTTAAATTATTAGGCTTCATACGTTGCATTTCATCAGTAGAAATGCCCATGATATGTTCCACTCTCCAAATTTTTCTATCTACACGTTTACCTTTGGTGTAACCCATTAGCTCACGAGTTTTTTGAACAACAGGCTTAATCTTGTAATCGGCTGTGCATTGTCGCATCAAAATACCTCGTTTACCCTTATCATTCATCGTATAAAAAGGTGCTGGAAAACCATGATATGCACCTGTTGAAGCATCTATGATGTCTTTTTTTAAATTTCTCCACTGTACTTTGTAAACAGGATAAGACACTTGTTTCTCTAACCAGTCTAAATGGTCATATACGGCTTGAGGCTCACCTCCTGTATCCGCAAAAATAGCGCCATCCACCATCGGTATTTCTCCTTTTTCAATCATCAACGCAAGTGTCGTACTTTGTACGCCTGCTCCTAAACACAATATCCTGAGTGTTTTCATATTTCGTTCCCCCATGCATCCCAACCATCTCTGTATTCTCTGGCAAACAGTTCAATATATGGAGCATGTGATACATTCTCAATCTTCTCATAAAACTCCTCTGGTTTCTTGGAATGTTTGTCTTTTGGTTTAAGTATTAAAGTGCTTTCGTTTTTAACTTTTGGTTTTAATTTACCTTTGACACCAAACAAACAAAGTTCATGTTGACCACGAAAGTAGTATCCTAGCCCAAAGGATGTCTTTGCCCATACTAGATTGGTTACATATCTAAAACCCCAATGTTCCATAATATCTAAACCATCTTTTAAATAATTATTAGTAACCCACATATACAACCAACACTCGTCATCAGCTATGTCTTGAACTGGCAACATTTTTATGTCTTTTGTTTTCATTAAAGAATAATGTCGGTCTGCACCTCGTTTAATTTTGCCACCACCAACTTCATGCCAAGGTGGGTCAGCGTAAATAGTTCTGTATTTTTTATTAGGAAAAGCTATCATACTACTTCACCAAAATCTTTACCTAAAGCCACATCGACTTTACTAGGCACTTTTAACTCAACGCAAGTTTCCATCAATGTTTTTATTTGTTCCACCTGATCTGTGTTTTCTATGTTAAAACAAAGCTCATCATGTATTTGCAATAAAGGTAAATAACCTTCTTCCACACAACTAACTACCGCTTGTTTCGTTTGATCAGCAGCACTACCTTGTATGAGACGATTAAGTGCTTTATAAGTAAAAGCCCTTTTTATGTTGGCTTGCCCGTATTTAGCTGAAGCGTTCTCAAATCGCTCTGGTGTGTGTATACCGAAGTCCTTAGGCTCCCACATATCAAAACGACATTTACGGCCTAATTTTGTGCGTATGACCCCTTCATTGTTGGCTTTTTTCATACATAAGTCAGATAACTCTTTTACAAAAGGCACTTTACGATTATATAAGTTAATGAGCTCATGTGCTTTATCTACGTCTACACCTAACATAGTGCTTAATTTGTTTTTACCCATACCATACATAAGACCAAGTCCTATTGTTTTGGCCTGTTTACGATCAATGCCTACTAAATCTGCCACGGTTTGATGAAAATCAGCATCATCTTGTTGATAAGCCTCAATCAATTCTTTAGAACCTGACAATCCGTCATCCACGAGAGCCGCATAGTGCACCACCAGTCTAGGTTCTTGTTGTGAATAGTCAAAGCTCCCCCATTGACAACCCTCTTCAGGTAGGAAGAGTCCCCTAATTAAAGGCCCAAACTCTTTTGATCTAGCAGGCAACTGTTGTAAATTAGGATTAGACATGGCTAGACGTCCACTCACAGTGCCACCCTGTTCGCTTTTAAGCTGTTTAATCTCGCCATGAATACGACCATTATGCTCGTACTTTAAAATAGAACTTATAAAAGTATTTTGAAACTTATTAATTTCTCTAGCCTGCACAATAAGTTTACTAATTTTATGCTCAGAGTTTTGTAACCAATTTTGTGTGAAACTTGGTTCATTTGATTTTTTAGTCTTTGGGTAATCAATACCTAACTTATCAAAAGCCTGACCGATTTGTCTGGCTGCCCATATATCTACATCCACGCCTGATAATTTTTTAATCTCTTTGAGCACAACTTTTTCTTTGGCTCTAAAATCTTTTTGCAAGCGTTCTGCTTTTTCAACATCCACTCGAATACCACGCATCCTCATGTCAATCAAAGTTGGTAATAATTTACTCTCCAAATCCCAGATGGTTTCTAAATTTTGGTTATGTATTTCGCTCTTAAATCTTTGCCATAACATGTAAGTTAGCCTAGCATCTTGCTCCGCATAAAAGCCTACATGCTCTGCAGGTAACTTCCACATCTCTCCTTTTGGGTCAACGCCATGTTGTTGTGCAGCCTCAATTAATTCTGTTTCAGCTTTAAGTTCACCTAAATAATCTTTAGATAAGCTGTTTAGGGCATAGCTATAGCGGTTTTCATCAATAAGCGCACCTGCAACCATCGTATCTATAATTGTTCCGTTAACCGTGATCCCTGAGGCTTTTAGCCAACCGACATCATATTGTGCATTGTGAAAAATTTTAGGGCACGGTAGTGCACAAATATCTTGCATGTATTTCCAAACCTGCTCCTTAATTAAATTACCGCCCCCTAAATGTGCAAAAGGGAAGTAACCTTGCCAACCAGCGACGGCCACTGCAAAACCTACAATTTCTCCTGACTTGGTAGCCCAACCTGCACCCATGCCATTGTTAATACCGTCATCTCGTGTTTCTAAGTCAATGGCAATCTCATCGTAAGCGCTCAAATCTTTGTACTCACTAGGGCCTGTCCATATCGATTTTTTAAAACTAAAATTCAGCTGTAATCCATTAGTAGCCATGCTTTTTCTCCTGTAAATACACCAAGTAATCTTCACCCATGGGGTAGTTATATCGGTGATCGGTTGAAAGCAAATGCAAGCTATCTCGAGCACGAGTTGCACCTGTGTAGTACACACGCTTTTCATCTGCTTGTTCTTCTGTGTTTTTATTAGAAAAAGCGGATGGCCAATTGGTTTTAGAGTATAAAACGACATTGTCTGCCTCTCCACCTTTTACAGAGTGTATTGTATCAATAATTATTTTAGGTTCTTGATCTAAACTTTTTTGTCCATATCTTTTCAATAAGCGTATAAAATAATTGACTTGTTCTGGTTTAAAGTTTCTTTGTAAAATCTCCCACCAAGGTAATGGCTTGGCTTCCTCTGGCAAATCCAAACCACACCATTCTTGTAAATGTTCAAAGGTATATTGTTGAGTTGTTGGCTCGCCCATCCAAAACTTAGGTTGACGAAAAGCAATGTCTTTTAAATCACGAATGTATTTATACATATTCTCAGCATCATCTCTTAAAATACTTTTACCTTTACTCAAAGTCGTCCATGACTTAATAGCTTGCCACTGTTTTATATCAAAAGACTTGTTACCTTTATTGTTCGCAAAGTATAAACCAGCGTCTTTGGCACACATACGCAGTTCATTTACTGTGTTATTCACACGACCCAGAATATACCAAGTGCCAGGCGTTTCCCCAATCGGTATCTCATTAAAACTTAAGTAGCGTTTGACCATGCCTTGTTTATCTTGATAGTCATAATCTTTTTCTACACTATCAAATATGCCTCGGCGAATTATCTGGGAGAAATGATGTATGGCTTCACCAAATCTTCTTGTTTTACGCAGTATGACATGTCTACCAGGAAAGTAAGTGGTGAAATATTTAGGGTCAGCACCGTTCCACTTATAAATACCTTGGTCATCATCACCCGCTAAATACACTCGCTTCACGTTATCAACAATCTTGTAAATGACTGACCATTGTAAAGGTGTGAAGTCTTGTGCCTCATCAAGTATTAAGACCTCAAGTGGAGGAAAATTAACCTCATCAATTGCTCTCATAATCATGTCTGTAAAATCAATAAACGAGTCTTTCTTGTAATGTTCGTACGTTGAAATTTTTCTCAAGAAAACATCTAAACTATCTTTTTTGTAAGTTTCTCGTTTGTATATAAGTTTAGGGTCTTCTAACATATTGCGTGCTTTATCATACACACCTAATGACCAATCCTTATAAGTAAAATTATCATCAGCTAACCGGTTGTCAGAAGTTTTTATAATCTTAGCTTCCATAGCATAGTCCAACATACAATTTTTAGGATCAAAGACTTCTTCCTTAAAGTATCGACGACAATACTTATGTAGTGTTTTAAATCTCATAAAATCATCAACAGAAAAATGTGGAAAAGTTGCTAAGGCTCGGTCTCTTGCTGTATTGACGGCTTTATTGGTAAACGAAATGAATGCTATATCTCTTGGGTGCACACCTTTTTTTAAATAACCTTTCAACACACGCTCTATCAAAGTGTGTGTTTTACCTGTGCCTGGTGGACCAAATATCTTAATCGTCTTTTTGTATATCGACTTTTGTTTCTGAATGCCTGAACTTGTCATGGAACTCATCATCTATCTCCGTCAATGTTTTATTTTTTAAACTATTATTTTTTATTGCAATATGAGAGACAAACTCTGGCATCTCCACAAACCATACATTCTTTTCACCTTCGTAATAATCCTTACGTTTACAACCCAATAAACGTAATGCATCAGCCGTTGTATTAAATACACCGTGTGCTTTTTTCTTTAGAAAGTTAGATAGTGTTATCTTTTTAAAATAACAAATGTTTGTTTTGGAATCTAAGACGACATAGCCGTCCTTTAATTTTGTGAACTTATCTTGTTCAACATGCGACTCAAAGAAATCTTTTAACACTTTGTATCGTTCCTCTTCTAAGGTGTCTTCGTAAGTGTGTTCTTTATTTTCTTCGGCTTTCTCGACAATGCCTTTCATCAAAAGCTCAAAAGGTGATGGCCCTTTCGGTGGTTTTGGTAAAGTCATCCAATAGAGTCGATGTTTCAAAAGTTTCACTCTAAAAGACTTTTCATCTTTCATATCTTCAGGTGTAACAATAACATGTTGTCCTTTAAAATCAAACTCATACCAGACATTTTTTGTGTCTTGTATGTAAGTAATATTTTCAAAAGCATCGATAATTTCTGGTATCGCTTCACCAATACCAAGTCTTCTCGTCTTACATAATTCTTTATTACAGATTGGTTGAAACTCTGGATGTTTCGGTGGGCACTGAAATTCGTAACCTTGTTTGTGAACCGATTTACACAACGATGATACCTCGCCCCTTGGTAACGGTGTTGCAAATATTTCTGAATTACGAGTGTGTCCTATCTCTTCTAAATTTTTTACTGTCAATGAATTTGTTTTTTTCATCTCTAATACAAGCACATTAAATAAATAATTATTACGATTGTTACCTGACCAACCCTCTTGTATTAATTTTTGAACACATGGTGGATAATGTCCCCATTCAGACTCCGCTTCATATTCTTGCACTTGAAACTTGTAAAAATCTTTAGGTACAATTTTTCGAGTCTCAGCAATGTCTAAGAAGCCCCCTACCATAACAGGGTTATTCATCTCATCAAACGCAAACTCTTTAGTTCTATTGGCATCAAAGTAAGGCATGTTAACTGCTTTGTTCATTGGAAAGACTTCATTTGATAGAAAATACTGTTGGTTTATTTGATTAAGTTTTTTTTGCACTTGCGTGACATCTGCAAGTTCTGTGAAGAAAACAAATATGTGCAGACCACCAGATTTAGATTTAACCGGTACGAATGGTAATTTATAGTTTCTAATAATCTCTACATATTTTTTTTGGTTATAATCTTTGTAATTATTTGGGTCAACGTCTATACAACCCCAAAGGCACTGCTCACCGATTTCAGGTCTAATGCCTATACGCATTTTGCCATCAAGGTGTTCTTTCCAATGTTTGGCAGTCAGTGGTTCTTTTACGGTTATATAGTCTGCACCTTTTTTACCCCTATCATCGTCCTCACCCGTGAGTGAGGACTTGAGATAACAAGAATCATCACCTTGAAAAAGTTGAAATAATTCTTTGTGCATTTTTAGAATGGAATGTTTTGACCGTCCATCTCACCATCAGTTTTTGGTGGCTGCGTATTGTTAGGAGCTTTTGGCTCACCCTCTGAGTAATCAACTTTACTCATCAAATCTAGCTTCTTACTGCTATCAGAAAATGCCATAGTTGATTGTAATGTTGCCTCATCGGTAGGTTTGTCTAAAAAACGATCAAAAGTTATGCTCCACCCATACCATTGTCCTTTAGAGTTTTCCTCTTTGACAGTGGTTAAACGATACACGGTCGCCCATGTTGGTGGTACAAAAAATCCTTTTGAACCCTTAAGTTTTTTCGACATCATCATTGTATTCCATACTCTAGACTTCTTCTTTTGAGTAGACTTCATGGTAATTAAAGCTGTTTCCACTGCGTTGTACTCATCGTCTAAAATATAAACAAAGTGATTAGCTGTGTCTTCCACATAATGACCGTTTTCAAGTCTATCTTTACCGTCATCTGCTCTATTAGTTTGTTGCATAATAGCTGCATCTCTGTGGATCTGAATAGGCGCTCCTGTAGATTCGCTTGAACCTCGGTCTGCCCATTCAATAAAGGTATTTACATAATGGCAAGGAACCACAAGCATACCTTTTTTGCTGTTCCAGAAAGAGCCTGTAACCTCGTTTAAGATATCGCCAGGTTTAGCTCCATACTGCTCCTCAATCTCATCTAGATTTGGTGTAGTTCTAGATAAAACTTTAATGATAGGTAACTTAACATCACGAGCACCAATGTTTTCTGTACCTTGACCAGCAAATGATTCCAAATCACTAAGAGTGTTTGTGCTTACATCTGTGCTCTTTTTCTTTGCAACTTTTGTGTTATTTGACATTTTACTTTCTCCTATTTTTGTTTAATCGTGGTTTTGTTTCCAACATAAACACCCAATAGATCCGCCGGCACTTCATGACCTTCTTCGATTTGTTCTCGAATAAACGCTTTTAGTGTCATCGGTTCTATTTTCATTTTCTGCGAAACATTGTGGCCTTTAGATTTAAGCTCTTCAACGAGTTGATTTGCTAACTCATCTTCAGCTTTTCCAAATTGCAACTCCACTTTGTTTTTAATCAAATCTCCAAAGCCGTTTTGACGCATCCATTCGAATGCCTCTTTTTCTTTTGCTTTAGAAATACTTGCAGAATAATAAGGTTTCACTGAGATGGCAGTGCCATCATCAAGTTTTAATTCCTTAATACCTGCTTCACGCATCAAGTTTGGGATAGACTGTTCAGAAAGGTTTCGCTCTGTTTCCTTAAGCTTTTTTAATTGCTCTTCCATGTTTGCTACTTCTTTCTGAGTCTCTATCAACTTGTTGCACTCTTCGGCAATATCTTTTGCCGCCTCTGTGTCCACAACTACTGTGGACAGTGCTTCAAGATCCATAGGACCCTCCTATATTAATTTATAGAAACTAAACAGTATTCTTATTTTCTTGCAATGTCAATAGTCGGATTGTAAAATACTACAACTATGTACGAGTATAAAACAAAACCCTTTGAACATCAGCGTCAAGCCTTGATTCTAGGAGCTGAAAAAAAAGTGTTTGCCTATTTAATGGAGATGGGGACAGGTAAGACAAAAGTCAGCATTGATAACGCTGCTTACTTGTATCAACTAGGTAAGATATCTTTATGCGTGGTCATAGCACCAAACTCAGTTTACCAAAATTGGAAAGATGAAATACATACGCATTGTCCTAGTAAGACGCACATTTTTACTTATAAGATTGATAAACACTTTGCCTTTGATGAGGGTAAACTTAATTTTCTATTGATGAATGTAGAGGCTTTTAGTCATAAATCAGGTGTCTCTTTTCTTGGTAAAATATTAGATTATTATGGCAAAAAAACTATGATGATTGTCGATGAGTCTACCACTATAAAAAATCGTACAGCGAAACGCACAAAGTCTTTAATGAAGTTAGGTGACAAAGTTACTTACAGAAGGATCTTAACAGGTTCACCGATCACCAAATCACCACTAGATTTATTTTCACAATTTCAGTTTTTACAAAAAGGTATTCTTGGAACAGATAACTTTTTTGTGTTTCGTGCTAAACACTGCGTGATGCGTGATATTACAAATACTTCAGGTCGAAGGGTATCTATACCTGTAAGCTACATAAATCTAGAAGGTCTAGAAACAAAAGTAAAAGAGCACTCGTATCGCACCCTGAAGAAAGATTGTTTGGACTTGAAACCTAAAGTTTACACAAGACGATATGTCAATTTACTGTCTGACCAAGCTGAGGCTTACAAAGAACTCAAAGATCATGCAAGAACTGTAATCAAGGATGACACTGTCACTTATAACAACAAACTCGCTGAGATAATTAAATTGATGCAGTTGACTTGTGGTTTTTACAAATCAGACACAGGTGAGGTTAAAGACCTACCCTCTGCAAAGTTAAATGAGTTACTCAATGTCATAGAAGAAACCAGTGGCAAAATAATTATTTGGTCTCATTATATTAGAACACTTGAAAACATTATTGAAACTTTAAAAACAAAATATGGCACCGATAGCACTGTCGCTTTTTATGGGGACACCGATACTGTAAAAAGACCTGGCATCATACAATCATTTCAAAACGATGATAAGGTAAGATTTTTTGTCGGCAATCCACAATCAGCAGGTTTTGGGTTAAACTTGACTGAAGCAAACACGGTGATTTATTTTAGTAATTCTTTTAATTTAGAAGAAAGGCAACAATCTGAAGATCGTGCACATCGAGCGGGTCAAACAGGTAGTGTTTTGTATGTAGATATCGTGGCTAGAAATACTATCGATGAATATATTTTAAAAAGTTTACAAAATAAAATTCAAATTAGTGCAAAAACGCTTGGTGAAGAAATATTAGACTTTTTGTAAGGAAAACAGGGCTCTTACAGGCTTATATCGGCGTTTAAACATTACAATTGATACATTGAGTTCAGAAACTAACAAAACCTCTGTATAAGCTCATTTGATGCCTTTATGATAGTCTTCAACTTTTGCAAACCATTTTTCTTCGTATTCGGACAACATTTCCTCATTCATCATAAATTTTTGAAAAACTAGGTCTTTAGTGCAAACCAAAATCATGCCTTGGGTAATTTCACCGTATTGTTTTTTATGTGCAAGTGAGTAAGCAGCAATCTGATAAAAGTAGTCTTCAATCCACTCCTCTCTCTTTGGTCTATTAGACTGTTTAAAATCTGCAATAGTTGGTTTGCCGTCATACACACAAACTAAATCGGTAGAACCTGCCCAACGATCATCGTAAGCTAAATTTATTTCGGTACCGTACACCTCTGATAATTTATCTAAATTCTCAATAATGGTGTGTGCCATCATTCTAGGTAAGGACCCATCATCACTTAAATTTAAATAACCTTGACCTGACATGTATTGCTCTAACACATAATGCATTTCTGTGCCACGACGAGCAGCCTGAGATGTAATAAGGTCTGCCTCTTGATAGCCTATTCGTTCACGCCATTTATCTAAAGCTTCACTTTTTTCTTTTGGTTGAGTGCCAGATATTATAGTCGTAACGCTTGGCACTTTTTTATCGTCAACATTGTATGTGCGTGGACCGTTATTATCGTTGCGTGTGTATGAGCGATAACTGTATTTAGGGTTCAATTTGAAGTCAGTGACTGTAAAAGAAGTATCACTTCTTATTATTTTCATTTCTTATTGTATTGTTGTATTTAATAGTTTCCTCAATAATACTTAATTTTGTAGAGAAATACAAAGCTGAAGCATAGATAGCGTGAATGTCTTTAGTAAAACAATTACCTCCAAAACCACGCTCCTTAGTTACTAGACTATGTGACTTACCGATGCGTGGATCACCTGTGATTGCTCTTCTGACTTGATCATAGTCTATGCCTGATGCGGTGCATAAATCATAAACTTGATTGAAGAATGACACCTTCAAAGCCAAGAAACTGTTTCTAAAATATTTACCTAAAATTAATTCTTCTGGCTCAAACACTTCAATATAAGGTGCAGAATATATCTGTTGAAAGACTTTTGTCCAAAACGGTATTTCATCTCCGCCAATTAGTACATGTTCACAATTTTTTACATCTTCAAAACTGGTTTCTTCTCGAAGAAACTCAGGTGAAAAAGCCATTCGTTTTTCATAGGTTTTTTTGCAATGTCTCCAACCTTCTAGAGAGACGGTGCTTTTTATTAAAATGGGTACATCGGGACAAGCACGAACCACTTCATATACATTACGCATATCACATACACCGCCGATGCCCTGTGGCGTAGACACACATATGAGGACTGCATCACTATCCTTTTTTATTTTATTATTAGTATATTTCGGATCAACAATTTCTATTTCGTAGTGTTTTGACAAAATAGATTCAAATGCCTTACCGACATATCCATAACCTACAATTGTTAGTTTCATTTTTTGTTCTTGTCTTCTGGTGCGTACAAGTTATTGAAAGTATACTCCCAATCCATGTAGCTGTCATGACTTTCTGCCGAGTGAGTCCATTGTGATGGTATAAAATCAGGTGGTCCGTTGCCCGTGACCCACATAGCAGGAGACGTGACTCTTACTCTGTTATTAGGTAGTGCCACAAAACATCCTTTCCATGGTCCCTCAGTCAAGGCTAAAACGTGCGATTGTTTGTGTTGAGCTGGATCATCTGCAATCTCACTATTAGTATAGTCCACAGTAAAATAATACTTCGCCGTGTAAAACTCACCTTCAATACGAGCTAACCAAGGGCTTGAACTGGTGCGATCAAATCTAACGATAGAGTGTTCTCTTGAAGATACATCCCAAGGTTGAGCTAAATGTGTTGGCATAGGTGGTGGCATTTCATCTAAAGGCTCATCTTCTACCAAAGCTGTAATTGGCATACGAGCCCACATAGCACCCCCGTGAGGATTCTCTAAACGGTTCTCCTCATCTTCACAACCCGTGAAGATAACTTGAAAACTTAAACAACGGTCTGGAATGCAATTAACTGCGATGACGTAACAGTGTAGGAACTCACCGTGATACGCACGGTGATTGTGTGTGAATTCTTTTCTAACCCAAGCCTTGAGGACTAAAGGTATATTAGATATTAAATGTGACAAGATTATACTTTTTTCTTAACTGTGTATTTACCTGTTTTCTTAATTGCTGTAACCATTTGTGCTACAGTCATGCCTGTTTTTTTAGCAGAACCTTTTGCCATTTTTCCGTTTTTGGCTTTCATCATTTTAGCGCTACCTTTAGCATATCCTTTGGCCATCTTACCGCCCATGGCTTTCATCATTCTAGCGCCACCTTTAGAATAACCTTTAGCCATTTTACCGCCTCTAGCCTTGGTCATTTTTGCATTACCCTTACTTTTCATTTTCATATGTGCCTCTACTTAGTAAATTTACCGATTGATTTTAACCCAAAACTCGCTCCGATACTAGCCAAAATTGACCACTGTAACCATTCAGGAAAGGTAGATAAAAAAGCTATTCCATCTTTTACATAAGGTTGTAGATCAGGAATAAATGAGATTACTATTAAAACAATAAAGCATATTGTCCAAGCTTCGTCCTTCCAAGAATCTTTAGTAGCGTCAGCCATGGTGTTCTCCCACTCGACTTGACCTTCTACAATCTTTCTTTTAACAGCTGTCTTTGCTTCAATCTCTGCTATTTTAAGATCAGACTTAGCCTTCTGTTTCTTAGCACTGTGTTCAAAGTAGCCACCGACTGCCTTTGATAAACCATTGACAATAAGTCCTATCATTTAACCTCCAAATTTAACAAACCAAATATGACTGCAATGATTGAGCCTACCCATACTAAGGCTTTCACAGCACCCTTACCCATATTAATATCAGCTTTGAGTTTTGATATTTCTTTTGCATTCTTTTCCACATCGGCGTGTATGTGGTCTAATTTTTCTTCTAACCTATGTAAACATTCACGCTCTTGCTTTGTCATCTTACTGTCCTAGTGGATTACCTTGATTGATGATGTCGTATAATTTTTTAAATTCTTTTTCTGCCCACATAGAAACATTATGCTCGACATTTTCTATGTCTGTTTTTAAGCTTTCATCAGTAAGTTTTAAATTTTTACTTTCAGTTTCAAGTGTCGCAATTCGTTCTTGAAGTGCAGAAGTATCGGTCTCTTTAACATTACTGACGGCTTGCTCGGTAACTTGAAGCCTCGTATTGATATCGCTGACCCACCACACTATTCCCCCAGCCGCTGGAATCACCGATAACACTATCGATAGAAGCACCGCTGGTGATAAAGTCAATGTCTTGTTCATAAATAGGCTCCTGTATAAGCGAAATAGTTTCTACTATTTTAATCGTTTCTTGCATCTTTTGTAAATAGACGCCTGGTAACGCTATTTGTTCAATCCCTGTATTTTTCTTAACAGTCCGAGAATCTTTAGATTTAGATTGTTTAGGCTTCTGTTCAGCTTTAGTTTTAGGCTCATTTTTTGATTCTGCAACTTCTGTTTCTTGTTCAGATTCGGACTTCTCCTCTTTTTCGTCAGATTCTTCTTTTTGCTCTTCCGAGTCGTCGGACTCTGCAACTTCTGTTTCTTCGCTAGGGCTTTCATCTGATTCTGTTGTTTCTGCCTCAACTTCTCCTTCTGGCTCTCCGACATCATCGACGCTTGCAATTTCTTCGATTTCGGTGATTTCTTCGACTTCGACAACTTCTTCAATTTCGAGGACGGTGTCTTCAATGACGACGGGCTCTTCGATTTCGATGGTTGGTTCGATGACGATTTCTTCGGTGTTAATTTCATTTATTTCCTCCTGCATGGTTTGTTCTTGTATCTCAGGTATAGGTTCAATGACTGCTACAGTTTGCACCGATATTTCCACATTCATGTCTGTTGGTATATCTAAAATAACATCAGTAATAAGTTCGGTAGACAAATCCAAACCCTCAATCAAAGTAATCTCTTCAACCTCTTCAACTACTTCGATTACCTCCACGATGTCCTCAACCTGCGGTAACGAAACTTGTGACTCAGGTGTGGGTATGACAGTCTCACTAATGGTTAAATTTAAATTTATGTTGTCTACAATTGGTGCATACCAACCGCTCCAATCACCGGTGTCAATACCTGTAATACTAAAATCAATACTGGTGTTATCCGTGGTCCATGAGTCAAGAGTCTGAGTGGACAGACTGTAGTCTTGAGTGCCATCGTTGTAATCTAAAGTTTGCTCAAGCACCAAGGTCTCTGTATTCGTGCCATCATAAAGTTCTATGACTGCTCGTACTTTGTCGTAGTCCGTACCTTGTGTACACCAGGTGCTACTATTGGCTTCATTATTACAGCCTAAGGCAGTAAATGACACATTGATATTGTCAATGTCGTAGCCCTCTTGTAAGTTCGTAATTGTCTGTGAAATGGTTTTACCCAAGTCAGATGACCAACGCACTGACTTACACAGACCAGAGGCATCAGTGCCACCTGCATAACAATTATTGTCATGTTTAGTTTTAGTTGAGTCTTCTACTGTCCAATCGTTAAGTTGGTTAGAAAAGTTACCGTTACTTAACAGGTTGTCCGTATTTTCTGCCCACGCTGAACACATCAGCATCAGACCAAGACTTATTGATAGTACCGTCTTCATTGAGTCTTCCTATTTTAATCCATTCTTTAGTTGCCTCTGGTCCTGTTTTACCCAAATAAGGACACGGAGAGCCTGCCATAGTCATAGCCTCGAATATTCTAGTGTCTTGACATAACAGTGCAGCGGCGCTTACTTTGAGCCCTAGTTGAGCCATTGCCCTACTGAGCTTAATGCGTTCACAGTTTAAATCACGAACATGACCACCACCTGATAAGCCAATAAACGAAGTTTGTACTCCTGCCGATCTGGTCACGATACAAACATCTGCACCAGAGCCGATACTTAAACTAGGACTGACTGCAGTTGAAGGTGGTTGATTCTTGTAGTTGACCGTGCTGTCTGCTGCATGTGCACAGGAACTAAAAACAAGTAATAAAGTTATAAGTGCTATCCAATAAGTTAATGTAAAATTCTCACTCATATCGACTCACGAAAAAAAGTTCAGACCCAATGAAGCTAGCCCTTGAAGTGTATTTTGTTTATCAGTTGTAGGTGTATTAGCAGCAGGTCTTTGTTGTTGTGGTTTATCTTGCAAAGTTGCTACGTCTATCGGCGCACTGGATAAATTATTACTACTTGTTTTAGGTAAATTAATATTTAAAATTTCTTCTTGTCGTAATTTATCCGTTTGTTCTTGAGGGTACTCATCAAACATGTAACCTTTAAAAAAATACTGTGGAAACACACTATTTCTTAATTTTTTGTATTTATCACTAGCAATTATCCTTAAATTAGATGGTGATTTTGGGTTCGCATTTATTTTATTTTGTAAATTTAAAAATTTAGTAAATGTTTTTAATGCATCTGGATCCATTAAAGTTTTTGCAATCCTCTGTCCCATTACATTTTCCATAGTGGTCTGCACTGCTGTAAGCGCTCTACCCCTTTTAGATAAAGGTGGTGCCACATTAGTTCTTAAAACTGAAATAATAAATTGTGGAATGCCATCTTTGTCAGCAGCTACTGCTACTCTTCTATTCATGACTTCTAAAGCCCTAGTAAAGTTATTTAAATCTTGCATAAAAATTGGATCATCTTTAAAAATAATTTTTAATTTTTGTTGGTTTCTTTTGAATTGTTCAATAAATTTCAAACTGTCAAAATTATTAATTTTTCCTGTTTTTACAGAAGAATTATATATATCGTCAATAACCCTAGTTTTTAAAGCATTTAATGTTCTTGGTTTATCTTTTATGATATTTACAACTCGTTCTAAAGTAGCAGGGTTATCTTTTTTATAGATAATGTTTAATATGTCACCTGGCTCAGATGACAAAAGTTTCCCCTCTGTAGTTTTTTCTAAATCTTTTAAGGTTTTTTCGTAGGACATTTTAGATTTGTTAAAAGCCGCTATAGCATCGCCCGTATCAGTAAATTTTTTAGCATCTGGGAAAACAATTTTTAAAGATCTTCCATAATCTTTCATAAATTTTTGATGTTTACTTAAATCAAAAGAACCGTCTGGTTTTGTTATGTAATTTAAATAAAAATTTTCTGTGCTATCACGAAAAGATTTTAATTTTTTTGGTGACTCTTGTAAAATGTCAACAACTTGTTTAACCCTTGTATCTTGTCCGAGCCCTTTCTTAAAGTAAGTTTCAAAAACATCTTCATTTTGTATTTTTAATTTACCGTCTTTTATAGTCAAAAGTTTTTCGGCAATACCGTTAAATCTCTTTTTAAAAGCTCCATAATCATCTGAAAGTTTTAAGTAATCAGTTAACCAAGGGTCATCAGGAGATAGATCTTTTTTTAACTGTGCATCAATTGCTTTTATAAATTTACCAGGAAAACCCTCAGGATAAATTTTTCCAGTAAATTTAGCTCTATCTATTTTTAAAAGTTCGGTCATGGTTGTTTTTAATTCTGATAAAGTATAACCATCTAAATCTTTAGGGTTTTTAAAAGGTATGTCGTCTATTTCAACTTGGCTTTCTTTCTTTTTTTTCAAAAATTCTTTATAAACTTTTTCTATCTCATCTTTGCCAACTTTTCTGTCCATTGCTTTCTGGCCACCTATTCTCAATGCGTATAGTTTTTTATAATTTTTATTAAAATCTTTGTTTATTGATTTGTAAACTTCTTCAATACCATTTGAAATAGTTTGACCCGCATCTTTATAACTTCCATCAGATAATTTTATTGTTTGATTTGTTAAATCTTTTTCTGCCTTTTTTTGTATGTTAAAAGCCTCTTTAAATCTTTTATCTTGCCTCTGCCTAAAAATATCTTGTAACAAATCATCAAAAGCTTTTTGGGATTCAAAGTCGTTACCCATAACACTTTTATTAGAAAATCTTTTTCTTGCCGCATTGAAATAAGCATTCAAAGCATCTGCTCTTTGTTTGTTAAAAGTATCAAATTGTCCTCTCATGCCATAAAAAGGATTCTTCTCATAAGCAACTTGTTTCGCTAATAAATCTACATCATCTGACATCTCTGCGATTGTAAAATTAGTTTTTGATTTTAAACCAAGTTCTGCTTCCCTTTTTCTTATGTTTGCCAATAATTTTAAAGCTTCTTCGGTATTCTCTTTATTCACCAACATTTTAGATAATTCGGAGTTTGTCAATTTTTTTCCTTTTTGCTTGCTACCTACCCATTTGAAAAAATCCCCCGCTTTTAAACCTAAACCTGTTAATGTAGCTGACAAAAAACTAAAAGTTTCTGGGTTTCTTTTTTTAGCAATTTCTAATGCTTTACTCCAAGATATATTTTTTGGATTTGTTACATATTCGCCAAAGGCGTCCTCTAAATAAGTAGCAAAAGGAACTGCAAAACCTGAAGCTAAACTTGAACCAGCCACAAATCCTGCACCACCAGCGGGAAGTCCTGCAACCCCTCCAACTATTTGTGCTGCAATATCTGACACGATCACAAAAGCATCATCACCAAGTGTTACAAAATCATTCATATCTAAACCTGGTTTATTTAATAGAGTATATTTTTTTCTCTTTGGATCATAAAATTCGATAGCATCGGTTCTTGGTCCTCTTCTTATAGTAATATCTTGATCAAATTTTTTTGTTAAAGCTCTTTTTGCAAATTCCAAACCTTGTTGTTCAGAAGAAGCTATATCTAATCCAAACCTTGCTTTTGTAACTTTGTCCTGTGGAGTATCAGTTTCAACATTAAATTTTTTTGCAATTTCAAATGTAGTGTAAGGTTTAGTTTCACTTAAGGTCGGCATAAAATCTCCAATACCAATTCCATAAGGGACATATTCTTTACCAGTTATCTTTCTAGGAGCGAATCTCTCTACAAAATCAGTAAATTTTATTTTACTGCCATATTTTTCAAGAGTTTTAAAAGCTAAATCAGATACTCCTAAATTATCAAGTTTTAAAATTTCAGGATTATCTTCACCGTAAATTTCCTTATATTTTTCAATATTTTTAAAAGGACTATTTTTATTAAAGGCGTTTGAAAATGTATAAAAATCTAATTTTTGACCTCTTATTGAGTCATCGTTTTGGTAATCTTCAAACATACCTTCAGTAATTTCTTGGTCAGTCAAAATGTCAGCTTCATCACCAAACAAATCTCTATAATCTTGTACACTTTTTATGTCTGTAACTGTAACTTCATTTGACATTTTTACTTACCTACCTTACTTTTCATATTCTTAGGATCTGTTACAGCGTTACCTTTTTTAACATTTTCTTTTAAATCTTTATCAAAAGTTAATTTTTTAATATTAATAATATCTTGTATGCTACTTGGGTTTGACGGATCACCTTTTCTAAACACGCCATAATACTCTTGTAGTTCATTATAAAATTTAGGTAATTCATACATTTTTCCAGTTAAACCTCTGTCTTGGTATGACTCATAAAAGTTTTTCATGTTACCTATATTTCTTTCACTAACAAGATTACCAACACGAATTAAAGAAGCTTTAGCAAGTTCCGGATTACTGTAGTCACCTATTGATTTTAAAGCTAGTTCAATATCAGATACTGAAAAACGACCACCCTCCTCTCTTGATTTTGCTAATGTGTAAGCAAGCTCAGTAACCAGTGTTCTCTGATCGGCACTTAAAGCAGCAACTTTATCACTTGTGAATATCTCATTAATACCAACAGATTTTTTCCTTCTAGGATCATAAATTGTAACCTCCCCATTTAAGAATGCATTCATATCGTCTATTTGTTCATCATAGTTGTTTTCAAGATTGGATGATTTTCTTACAAAAGGACTTATAAAACCTCTTAAATTTGCAATGGCTATGTTAAAACCACCTACTGCACCGGTAAGCGCTCCTTTATTTTCAATGTTATCTAATGCATCAACAACCATATTGTTGACTTGTAATGCAGCCCTACCTCTTTCGTCCACTGCAGGTCGTTGTTTCAAAAACTCATTTCTTAAATCTTGTTTACCTTTTAACTCTATGGCTGCTTCAATATCACCTTGTGGTCCAATAATAACATTTTTTAAATTTAAAAATTTATCAGTGCGAAATACATCATAAAAATCTTTTTCAGTTGGCAAGGTGTAAGTTTTACCAGGTGAATAAGTTTTTTTACCTGTGTCAGTATCAACAGTAACTTCCTCCGATACTGAAAAATTAAATTTTTGTGGCTGTTCTCTTATAAATCTATTTGGATCAGCCTCTATATCAGAGAAAGGGACTGTTCTATTTACACCTTGAGTTTTATCATAAACATTAGTTTTGTTAATGGCAGTGGTTTTTGATGCACGACTTTCTAAATCTAATTTTTTGATAATTGGAAAGTCTTCAGTAATAGCTTTACCCACGCCTCGACCTACACCCGCAAAGACACCCTCACCCGGTCTTTGTTCTGCTTGTAATAATCTACCTGCTACAGCAAGTAACATCGCTTGTCTTGAATCATAAGGTTGTGCCAAACTAGGAATGCCAGCAACTTTATTTACATCGACAATAGGATCTGATTTAGGAAAAAAAAATCTATCTAAAGCGCCTCCACCTTCTTGAAATTTAGGCAACATGTCACCACCATATTTCTTAAGTGCCTTTTGTCTAAACATTTTGCGAAGTAATACTTTATCTTTCATGTCTCACCTAACTTCTTGGTAAACCACTAAACGCAGCATACGCACCTAGTCCTGTACCAACTGTTTGTGCAAGTGGGTTGGCTCTTGGTGCTGCTGCTTGTGTAATCTGACTTGCTGCGGTTGGTAAGGCAGTCATAATACCTTTTTGAAACTCTACTCTTTGAAACGGTTCATACGCTCGAGCCAGTTCTGTTTGTCTTTGTGCTTCCAACGCTGCTTGACCAATGCCCCTTTGGGCTTGACCAAGTTGAGCAGCTTGTGTGATATCTGCTTGTGCCATTTGTTGTTGTTGACCACCTGCCGCTGCCAATTGAGCTGCGGCATTTTGTTGAGCAGCCACTTGTGCTGCTTGTTGTGCTTGTGCCGCTTGCAGGGCTTGTGAAAAACCCGCTGCTTGTGCTTGTCCAATGGCACCTAATTCACGACCTTGCAGTTCAGCTAACTGTACGCCCTCTCTACCACCACCAAACGCACCTCGATCTATCGCTTGCGCTTGTAAAGCTTGTTTTTGCATTTGAGCTTGACGCTGTATTTCACCAATTACATTTTGCGTAAAAGGGTTCATAAATGCTTGTATGTCAGGTGCTTGCATAGCGGTTTGTTGAGCAGCTAACGCACTGGTAATACCTTGTTGTAATAACGGTTGTCCTACGCCAGGCTGTGCCGCAGCAGTAAATGCTTGCTGTTCCAAGGGGCTGGGTCCTGCAACTTGAAACTCTGGTATGTTTACGGGTGTTCTAGCCAGTTCAGCACCGACATCAAACAAAGCAAGTTTACGAGCTTCTATCTCTGGTGCTTCACGCTGAATGGTAGTTGTTCTTTCTGGTGTTCCACCACCTCCACCGCCACCGCCAAAGTATTGAGTAAGACCTGTTTCATCGTTTACTGTGCCACAGCCACCATGTTTTATAAGTAGTTCACGCTCGTATTCATTTATGTGTGCTAAATGTACATCTTCTGGATGTCCATGGGCCGTGATATCTAGATAAAGTTTTTTAAACAACTTTACTTTTTCTTGCATACTTAATTTTGTAATATCAATACTCATAACTCTTTCTCTATTTGTACATGTGTTTTAACATACCCTTTTGGTTTCATTACTTTCTCCCAACCTGGTCTTGCAAAAAGCTCTATTTTTCTACATCCCTGATCTTTAGCCCATGTCTCTAAATCAGTCACATGGTGATGCCACTTATCTAACTGTTTGCCTGTTACAATTCTTGCATCGCAGACCTTATAGTTAGGGTAGCTTCTAATCTCAGTCACAACAGTTGCCAGCACCGTATCGGAGTCTGACACAACTAACCAAAGTTGCATGGCTCCTTGTTTACAGAACTCTTTAATGTTATCTGCATTAAAAGCTCCGTTGGTATCACAAGCCAGTTGGACTAAGTCTTTTGCTAAAGGCCATATTTTATCTACTTCATGCTTAGTAAACTTAATAAATTTAGTTTGCATTTAACAGGTCATGTATTCGTTTAAACTGATCCTGTTGATTGTAGAAAAATGCAGCTCCTTTCTTTCGCATTTCTTTAAAGTCCTCAGGATTTGCACCTGCCATGATGCCTGCCCCAAGGACTGCATCTGCACGAGACACGAACTCACCATCGGCAAGTTGTGCTAACATGGTATCTTCATTTTTATCGCCGTTGCCCGAGCCATCTTCTACATAGCCATGAGCTCTGACATAGTTGTTAATGTCTTTTTCATCGTGGTCTGTTTTACTTGGTAAGTAATTTACACCACCTGCTTGAAATTTTTGTATATTCGCAATGCCACCAGATTTTGCTGTCATCATAGACGGAATATCGGTATAAGGTACTTGATAAGTTCGCTCCGCTTGTGTGTATTGTCTTGGTTGAATTATTCTGTCAAACTGTGGTTTAATTCTAGCATAAGCTGCTTCACGTTCCTCTTTACCTTCATCAAATGTTATTGGATCTGGCTCATAAGGTTTTTCCTGAGACATACCAACGGCGGTGCCAACAAGGGCTGGTGTAAATATTTGACCGCCTATGCCACTACCATATTCTATCACTGACTGAGCTAACTTTGGGTTTTTTGCAAATTGACTTTGAATAAATCCAGTTAGACCTGTCGGAGCTTCTGTAACCATACCTGAAACAGGGTCAAAGGGAATTCCTGCTGCCTTAGTTAGTTGACCAATACCAAAGGAAGTAGCACCTCCAAAGAGACCAGATATTAAAGCATTACGAGTTGAAGCACCAGACAACTTTGCCAAAGCAAAACTTCCAAGTCCAGCAATTATTTGAGGTAGCATGTACAATACTCCTAATATATATATTACCTTTAAGTTTACCTTGATTTATTAGGCTCTTCAATACTGCTAGGCCTCATTTCGTCCCATAAACGCCCCGTATATTGAAACTCACCCACATGAGTAATGTAGTCCATGATATAACAATGACACTGACCACCCAAATTACGCCAAAGTCGACAAAAGGCAAAGTCTTCACCTAAAAAATGTTTGTTTTCTTTATCGTGATATGTGTCAAATAAGTTATACAGATACGGTTTTTTCTGTAATCTACCATCGACAATAGTCTCTTGGGTAATCTCTGTATCGGGATAGGCCTCTATCATCTGTTCAAAGACATTGCGTTTAATTAACATACAGCCAGTCGGTGCATGAGTCACCTCAATCACACCCTCACCTTCAACCTTAATATCTTCTTCATCCTCTAAGCGTAAAGGATAGGTATTACAATTGACATGAGCTTCCTTAGCTGTGGTCACATCACCTGCTTGAATCTTGGCAATGAGTCGGTCGAACTTGATGTGTTTAAGTGGGTAAGGTACAGAAATGACATCCTTGTCAGCCTCAAGCATTTTCCATATGCTATCACAGGTAAAAGCTATATCACTATCAACAAACAACAAATGTGACATACCACTTTCTAAAAAAGCTGCCACACACAGGTTGCGACCTTGAGTGACTAATGACGATTTCATCATATGTACTGAAATGTCAATGTTTCTATCTAAGCATTCTTTTTGAAAGTCTAATACACTTTGAGCATAGTGTATAGACACTTCACTATGCACAGGTGTTGCCAGATAGATGCTTGTTTTAGTTTTCATAATTTAACAGTATTTCCTCACCCTTTTTAATTTTTTTGGAACTGAATATGTTATATATAATATAATCGTCCCACTCTTCAATTATGTGTAGCTCACAATTATTTTTTGTGGAGTGATTTACAAAACCACCCAATGGCGTTCTTATATAACCGTGCACCATAGGGACTTTTATATGTGTAGTGCCTAAATCAAAATTTTTACCTATGTCTGTCTTTGCAAAAATACCATGCCCATCAATATCACTTTCTGCTATGGTTAAATTTTTTGGTAGAGGATTATAATAAAATCTATTGATTTGTAGTTTTGACACCTTTAGCTCCAATCAAAAAGTTAGTCCATTGAATTTTTCTTTTTTGCCAATCATAAAAGTATTTCATGTAAGCTTGCTGTAAAGTTAAATGATTTTGAATGTGTTCTTTGTGTAGTTGACACATCGACTGTTTGATTGCATGAGCGAACTGACGGGCTAGTTTTTTATAATCTTTGGTGTAATTTACATAGACCGGAAAATCAGCACAAGTCTCAAATAAAGCCCCATAGTTTGTGGTGATGGTAAATAGTCCTGCTGACATACATTCAATCGCAGAAACACAGGAAGTCTCCTCCCAAATACAAGGGTAGGCAAACATGTGATAGTTAGTAAGTTTACTTAAAATAAAGTCATTAGGACGATTGCCTAGGTAATTTACATTAGGTAATGATTTAGCTTGCTCGTATAAGGCTTTCCAATCGTCATCGTTGTCTTTTGCAAACTTACTGCCATACAAGTCACAACTACTATAAACATCCAGTTCTACATTCTCACCTTGTAAAAGATCCATAGCTCCTAACAATACATTCAATCCCCGCCATGGTGTGGGTTGAAAGATTAGTCTTAAAGTATCGCCTTCTTGATAGGGTTTACGTTTTGGAAAATGCTCAATGGCGTTTTTTATCACATGACATTTATCATGAGGTAGATTATACATCATGCGGTATTTCTCTAAACTCCAATGAGAATTAAATATATACCAGTCATATTGATCATGATTCTTTTTATCACTAAACCAAGGTTGTATGTTCGGTTGATTGAAATTGTTTTTTTGCCACAGAATATTTATTTTATTTGGGTCTATAGGAACTTTGCCTGGTATTGATGTGCAAATTTGAAAATGACTTAATAACTCACTGTCAACATGCTTTTGTAGAAACTCTAGTTGTAATTCAGTGCCACCTTTTGGCTCACTCATTCGTCTCCCCAAATAAGTCCATCTTTGGCACAATGATAGTAACATCCCTTTGTATATCTTCTTCTTTGGTAGAAGTGCTAGGATCGTTTACGTCTTCTTGTGCCTGTTCTTCTGATTCGTATTCAAGACCAGATTTCTTATTGGTTATTTTTGTTTGTGATTCACACTTTATGGTAATCATAGGCTTATTTTAAGGACAAATTGTTAAATTGCAAGTTACCCGTTTTCTTGAGAACGGTCGATTTGTGCGTAGGATATGATACCTTGAATCTCATTAGCTGTGCCAGCAGTAAGCTTTATGGCATCACCCTCTTCTAATACTAAGGTATGTGAGATTATCTGTCGTGTGGTATTGGCTGCTATAGAGGCATTGTCTATTCTAAAAGTTGCAGTGGCACTACTATCAGTTACTTGTGTGGCTAAATTTACTGCACCCGTTGAGCCATTATGAGCTTGTATCTGTTTCACTAGACATCTTGCATTTGACGGTGCAGTTAAAACTGTAGTTGTACCAGTTGAGCTTAAATTAAAACCTGCATTTTTGTACTGTATTGTCATGAAATAAACCAGTTAAACGTATCTTGCTCGTTTTTAAAATCAGTTTGAAAAGAAAAATTCAGTTGGTTTTTTAAAGTGTCCAAAGCCTCAAGTATCTGTCTTTGATTACTAACATCATATTCTGCTCTAGGTTCTGGAATGGTAACAATTATTCTAGCCACGCTTTACACCTCTTTGCTTACGAATAGCTTCTTTGCCTTTTTTAGCAATTGCCACTACTTGAGTTTTATTCATAACTTTAGCTCGTTGCTCCATTACTGTCAAAATTTGTATTTTTCGTGCATAAGGCTTATTGATTCTTTTTACTTTAGCAACTGTAGCTCGTGCGTCAGCAGGTGTTGCAAATTTTATTTTAATGGTGTCTTTGGGGTTTTCATCCGTATATAGTCGACGGTCACTACCTTTTGGTTTTTTACCTGTGCCTTTTTTTGGGTCTCTTTTTTTAATAGTCATTATCTTCTACCATCAGGTTGTACATCTGCTCTGAATGAACCAAAACGCCAGTTTTCATCAGTTGTAGTATTTTCTATTCTCAACGCCACTAATCTACCTCGTGTTCTAGTATCTATTTTTGTCGTCGATGAGTTTACCGTAAAGGGTCCAAGTAAGGAACTTGCTTTTGTTTCACTAGGAAAGTCTTTTATTTTTAGGGTGACTGTGGCATTACCACTGATAACTTTAAAGTCTGGTATAAATCTTTTTATCTTCATAAGAAATTCACCTTCTCCTCCGTCAACAAAAGCAAAGTCACCAGACTCAATAAACGCATCAATACTAGCAAAAGCATTACCGTTTTGATCAGCTTGATTAACACCTACTTCATGCTCGTAAACCTGCGATGCACCATTAGTTGTGCTTACTCCTTGTATGGTTGGAAAAGTTGGTGTGGCGCTTGTGGTAAACTCAGACGCCAATGGCTTTTCAAATAATGTTTTATCTAAATATACCGATCTAGCCAAACTACTGGTCGTCCAAACATTTTCTCTATAGTTGTAAGTAACACAACGGTCTATTTGAGATGAACCTGCTTTTGGGTAAAACCAGTTGATTTCAGTAAATAAAGAATTGTAATTACAGTAAATTATTTCACCTGCATCATAGTTGAGTCCCAGATCCTCAGAGTTTACATTACTGAAAACAAAGTCCTCTACACTGCAAGGTATGCGTTTGACTGTACCGTCGTAAGCATAAAAACCACCACCTTGCCCCATCCAATAAACAACACCATCCACATGCACGATTGCATGTTGTCCAATCAAACCACAGTTTGAACCCACTTGTTGAATAGAAAAAGTAAATGGCGGCCCCACAAACTGCATGATGTAGGCGGACACGTCAGTTAAAATTAAAATATAGTCTTTACCTCTAACCGCACCTTCTATTTTAGTGCCTGAATCTAATCTAAAAGTACCTGCGGTGTTGGTAGACACAGGTGTAAAATCAGTTCTATCTTCTTGATCACTAAATCTAATAAACATTCTGTCTTGCGTGGATTTTGTGCCTATAGTTGTTTCAGTGCCAAAGTGTATTAAATGTCGATCACGCCCAGAAACTAAAGTTAACACAGTGGCTGTCGGGTTGTTACTTATGGCAGTTGCTCTTGTGGTTACACCACTACTTGGACTCCATTCAAATGATTTACCATTTTTTATCGTAGCAATAAGCACCGTGCCAAAATTATCTAATGACCAATTAGCTGGCTCTAGAGTTACATCGGTTGCAGAGGCTGCTTTGTTCCAGGCAACAAAGTTTGTGGCATCCGTTACCACTGCTGCGTCACTGTGTGCAGCACGAGTTGATCCTAAAGCACCTCTAGTAATGCCGGTTAAATCATTACTAGAAATACCTGTATAAGTGATAAGTTCAGAGCCTACTAATATATGACCGGAAGAACTAAAACCAGAAGTAGAGGTTAATGTCACACTTGTGCCTGACCCTCCTGTACCTGCGGTATTATCACCCAATGCACCATCTAAATCATTTTTTGTTAAAGCAAGTGTTTGACCACCCCATTGTGCTACACCCCAACCAAAAGCAGGTGTCGCATCAACAGGACCAGGCTTTACATAAGGATTGACAGTCGCTGCCCCTCCTGCTGTCAGTCCAGAACCTGATTCATTGCTAGCCATGGTCACAGTAAAAGTATCTGCTGTTGCACTTTGTACTTCAAAAGTGTTAGTCGTAAAATCAGCGTCCACAAAGCCTGTGCCGCTACCTGGTATGGTCATGCCACTAAAAGTAAACAAGTCACCGGCTTGTAGTTGATGAGCAACTTTATTAACAGTCAGAGTTGCTGACCCATTGCTTGTAGTTAAAGTGCATGAGGATAATGCAGTATCTAAAGGAGTAATGTCGTAGTAAACACCACCTAAATAAATTGCTAATAATCTGTGTGATGCCACAGCAAGGTACCTTGTGCCATCTAAATCTGCCCAATTGTGTATGTCACGGGTTACTCCTACTAAAGTGTCTGCAGTAGTTTTTTGCCAGCCACCTATTTTTTCAGGCTCACCATACCTAAATCTAACAAAATCACCATCCACCCAAGTGCTTTCCGCAACAGATTCTGAGATTTGTTTGTTAAAACCTGGTCTAAAAGGGACTTTAATTAATGGCATGTAGTCTCCTAAATTTTAATCATAAATTTAAGACATAAATACGGTTGAAGAGTGGACTGTGCGTCACCAGAAAATGTATGTGTATGTGTCGCACCACTACCCGTATTATCGGTATCATAAGTTTGTGTTCCTAATGTAGCATCACCACCACCCGCAAGTCGTGTGGATGAACTTAATGAAGTTAAGCCATTAGTAAAAGTGATGGTCGTTGTGTGATTGTGAGCAGGTAATTGAGACTCAGAAAGAGCAGTTCCAGCATTAGTTCCTGAAGGAGTCACTGTTGCTGCACCACCAGTAGATGCTAATGACACACTGCTTGATTTACCGTATACAACTCGATCCTTCAAGTCAGGTAAAGCAAATGTGCTTGAACCATCACCGGCTCCATAAGTCGTACCGATGACTGCAAATAAAGCAGAATAAGTGCTTCTTGATACAGCCGCTCCATCACACTCCAAATATCCTGTTGGTGCAGATGAAACTGTCCATGGCACAATCGTACCGGTTGCGACAATAAGTGAACCCGTTAAATTGTTGCTCGTAAAATTATATTTTGTTGCTTCATATGTAGCCATTATTTATCCCTAAATGTCCATCCAACTGTTGCGTCACCTGAATAAACCAAAGTAAATCCAGCACCTTCTGTAGCCACGGTAAGATCCGCAGCTGCATTAACAATGTTAGAACTGTTACGTCCAACCGTTAAATTATTTGAATCAAATGTATATTTTGCATCTAAAAAGGTAACTTCATCTCCAGCAGCAGGTGAGGCAGGCAAGGTAATTGTTCTCGCACCACCTGAAGTATCAACTAATAATTGTGCTCCTGCTTGCACCGTTTCATTAGCAGATACTGCTCTCCAAAATTTAGTCTCTTGGTCTTTAACAATATCAGTGCCATTGGCATGACAGATGTAATGATTACCCTCACAAAGTAAAAATCCTGTTTGACTGGTTACTTTAAAAGTAAGAGTAAAACCTGCATGATCTGTGCCATCAATAATGTTAAAAAACTTTTCAATAGAAGCAGGCATGTTAACCGTTCTGTTGGCTGCTAAAGTACCTGTAAATTTTAAGGACATATTACGAGCATTTGATATCGCTGCATTTGACATTACTAATGTTACATCTGCTGAGGCCACATCTATCTCTTGATAACCTGCGATCGCTTGTTGAACTAGATTTAAATTAGTATTGGTCTTATCACCCCAGGTTCCAGAGTTTTCCCCTGTTGCCATAAGTTCTATTTTTAAATCACTTGAAAATGTTGATGCCATAATTATGTCCTGTTTGTTTAATTATATAAGTAGTTAGGCTACCTTTTCAACCTCATCAACTTTTTCCCATGTTTGAGCTGTACCTGTGCTTACATCAGTCCATGTTTGAGAAGAGCCTGTGCTTACATCTGAATATGTTTGTGCCGTTCCTATATCCACCGTTTCCCAAGCCACAGCATTAGCAATGCCTTGACTTAAAGTTAATTCTGAACCTGTCACTGCAAAACTTACGTCGGTTTGTATATTGACTTGACCAATAGAGAATGTGGCTGAAATACCAGTTGCCGTTACATTGGCATCCGCTGTGATCGT